GAAATGTGTTTTTCGGCGCTATATAATGGAATAAAATTAAAAAATACTAGCTCGAAATCAATAAATCTCTTAATTGCAAAACATGACACTTGGTACAGGTAAAAAAATAGTAACGTCAATTTATGACTTAAATTACATAACAGAAAGAGGGGGAGGACTTTATAAAGGTTTCCATGTCCTTGCCAAAACAATTGAAAATATAATATTTGACGAATACGAATATGTAATTTATACCGATAAAAAAACCTTGGAAAATCACAACTTGAATGAATTATTTAATAAACCAAACATTACAATTAAAATTAATGAATTGAATGGTGAATTTTTTTCTGAAGTTATAAAACCATTACAATTAAAAAAAATATCAGAAGGTTGTATATGGGATAGAATTCATTGCGTTGACAATTATGTTGAAGTAATGTATAACAAGTTAGATTATTTGATTAGAGAATCAGAAAATTTTGATGGTTCTGTAGTGTGGATTGATTCAGGATTGTTTGGTACAAGTTGTGGTGTTGGTTGGAGAGATTATATGTGTGAAATTGCTCATAGTAAAAAATTCTTGGACGGAATTTTTTCGAACATTCAGGATTTTGGTTTCATTTCTTTGAAAGGAAATCATATAGTTTTCAATTATCAAGAAAAGGCTTGGATTGATAGTATGTTTGGGGTTTCTTCATTCATAATACCCGGTGGGCTCTTTGGTGGAAGTAGTAAATTAGTTCTAAATTATTTTAAGGATTATCAAAATATTATTAAGAGAATGGTCAACGAACACGGATTTTATACAAGTGACCAAGAAGTTCTTTGTGTTTTGATAAGTAAACAAGAACAAATCAAATATTTTGAATTTGACGATTGGAATGACTTACAAAAGGGCATTCTAAAAATTATGGATTTGTATGACGAGTCAAAATATAGTACTGAAAGTTGTTCCTCTTATAAAGATTAAAATTTGATTGTGCAGAAATATTATATATTTTATCACATTTACTTGTTTATGGATTGGTCATCCATTGTTAAAGAACAATTAGATAAATTAAAGGATTCAGGACTACTAAGTTTGTCTACCTTGAAATTAGGTGTTGTTCATAATGGAAACGCTGAAAAAGATATACAAAGATTTAATGAACTAATGTTAAATTATTATAACTACGAAATTATGTTCATTGAACCCACTACATCAACTGCTGAATCGTCAACAATAATTGAATTGAAAAAGTTTTGTGATGAGTCAATTCAAAACTACAAAATATTGTACATACATAGTAAGGGCGTAACACACCAAGGAACTGAGAATGAAATACCCTGTATGAATTGGAGAGAAATGATGGAGTATTTCTTGATTGAAAACTGGACGAAATGTGTTGATATACTCGAGGAAGGCTATAATTGTTGCGGAATAAATTATCAAAATCATTCTGCATCGATAAACGGAGAATATAAATTAATTAAAATATTTAATGGGAACTTTTTTTGGGTTAATTCTTTTTATGTAAAAAAAATTGATAAAAATTTCAAATTCGAAACTAGATTCTCTGCCGAGAATTGGATTTTAAGTGAGCCTCACAACGCATATTCTTTATTTAATACTCCATCTCATGTAAATTTATATAAAGATATTTTCACAGACTATAAATAATATTTATGCCAAGAAGTACAGGATATTTCAAAAAAGAAACAAAAAATTATATTTTACAAAAATATAAAAAAGATTCAAAGATTTTAGATGTTGGTCCAGGTGTTGGAACATATTCCGATTTACTACGCCACGAGGGATATAATAACATAGATTGCGTAGAAATTTTTGAACCCTACGTAGATGATTACCAACTTAAAGAAAAATATAATAATGTATTTGTTGGGGATATAACCGAATTAAATATAAATTTCGACGAATACGATTTGATAATATTTGGTGATGTTATAGAACATATTTCTTTACCTAAAGCAATATCTTTACTTAATAAAGTATCAAATTCCAATGCAATAGTTGCAGTACCTTTTGATTCTAAACAAGGGGAGCATTTTGGTAATGTTTATGAAACTCATTTACAAGATGATTTAACTTTTCAAAACTTTTTCCAAAGATTTTTGGGTTTCTATCCTTTCTGTGTTCGTTTTGATTATGGAGTATTTGTTAAAGACCCAACAAATAAAATTTTTGTAGAGACAGGACAAAACCCCTTACCTACGGAATTTTCAAATTATATCAAGGACAATTTTGGTTATATGAATCTGCATGATATTTCTCTCGCAGAAGAAGCTATCGTAACACAAGAAAAAACAAAGAATGAAAAGCATAATACCACTATTGTCACAGGAATGTGGAATTTAGGGAGAGGTGAATTAAATTCTTCTTTCAAAAGAAATTATACCGATTATTTGGAAAGATTTGGACAATTACTAAAATCTGATATTCCAATGTATATTTTTGCAGATAAATCCGACGAAGATTTTATTTGGAGTATACGAAAAAAGGACAATACTGTTGTTAATTTTATGAGTTTGGACGAATTGAAAAATTGGTTTGAATTTACAAACAAAACAAATGAAATAAGAAAACAGGAAAAGTGGTTGTCTCAAGCTGGGTGGTTGAGGGAGTCTCCACAAGCAACTTTGGAACACTATAATCCTTTAGTGATGAGTAAAATGTTCATGTTGAATAACGTTACTATTTGGAACCCATTCAACACAGAATACTTTTTTTGGATTGATGGAGGAATTACAAGTACGGTTAATTATGGTTATTTTACCCACGATAAGGTTTTTGATAATTTGCAAAAAGCAATGTCGGAAACAAAAGATTTTATTTTCTTGTCATACCCTTATGAGGGAGGTGAGGAGGTCCATGGCTTCGAAAGAAAACCTCTTGCAAGATATTGTAATACAGACTATGTGAAATATGTTTGTAGAGGAGGTTTTTTTGGAGGTAAAAAGGGAACTATAAATGAAATAAATGGTTTGTATTACGGATACTTGAAAAATTCATTGTATGAGGGATATATGGGTACTGAGGAGAGTATTTTTACAATATTAATGCACAATCATAGTGACATTATTTCTCAATATTCTATCGAAGGTAATGGACTTGTGTGGCCGTTTTTCGAGGAGTTGAAAAGTAGTAGTATTACCAAAAAAATAGTTAATCGAGAAGAAAAAAACTTAGACATAACTAAAGTTGGGTTGTATGTGATTACTTTCAATAGTCCAAATCAATTTGAAACTTTAATACAATCAATGTTGGAATACGATGAAAACTACATATCAAAAACAAAAAAGTTTTTATTAGATAATTCAACCGATAGTTCTACATTTGAAAAATATAAAGTACTTTGCGAAAAGTATAATTTTGAACATATCAAAAAAGATAATTTGGGTATTTGTGGTGGTAGACAATTTATTGCCGAGCATTTTGAAAAAAACACTGATTTAGATTTTTATTTATTTTTTGAAGATGACATGTTTTTCTACCCAAAAAAAGGGGAAGTCTGTAAGAATGGATTTATTAGATATGTAGATGAGTTGTATTTGAAAACGTTAGAAATAGTCAAAAAAGAAAAGTTTGATTTTCTTAAATTAAATTTTACGGAATTTTATGGAAATAACTCAACACAATGGTCGTGGTACAATGTACCTCAAAACATCAGAGAAACGTTTTGGCCTGAAAAATCCAAATTACCTGAAGTAGGACTAGACCTAAATGCCCCGAAGACCATCTACAAAAATGTTTTATCACACAAAGGGACTCCCTATGCAACAGGGGAGGTTTATTATTGTAATTGGCCTCAAATTATTACAAGACAGGGAAATAAAAAAATGTTTTTGGATACTACTTGGGCTCACCCATTTGAACAAACATGGATGAGTCACATGTACCAATTAGTTAAAAAGGGAGAATTGAATCCTGGTATATTATTAATGACTCCTACCGAACACAATAGATTTGAACATTATAGTAAGGACCTTCGTAAAGAATCATAACAACATATTTATTGTTATGGAATTTTTTATAAAAAAGAATGCAAATCTTCCTATACTTAAAATGCAAGTTGTAAAAGACGGAAGAGCCGGGTTCCAAGAATTAATGGAAAGTCTTCCTGTTTCTTCGATTTATTTTTCAATGAAGGATACGTCTACAGGAATCCCTAAAATTGTTGATGCTCCTTGTGGAATTGTTTCATTAGATTTACCTGCGGGCTCAACTCCAGAATATTACATATATTTCCAATTTACAGAAAGAGATACAAACACTGTTGGAAGATACGTTGGTGAGTTTCTTATTAAGAACGACGAAGGGAATCTTATTCTTCCTTTGAGAGAGGAAATTTACATCAATGTTCAAGATAGTTTTTCGAGCACGGAGCCTTGTTGTTAATTTGATTAGTTCAAATCATTTTTTATATTTATCTTTGAAGACTAACTTCATCTTTAGGTGAAAGCAAATGTGTCAAACTTAAATACGATTTATGATTACAAATGAGCAAATAGAGTCGTTCTTGCATGGAAACGACCCCGAAGAATTTATTGTTGCAATAGAATTTGACTACGTCTCAAACTCAATTTATAAGATAAAAGAAATACCCAACAAAGGTAAGGAAATTAGAAAGGATAGTTTCATTCCATTTGCTTGGGTTGGAGATTTGCGTGGATTAAATTTTTATAATAATTCAAAGGCTTCACAGAAAGAAGCAATGTCCAAACATGGAATCCTCATAGAAAAACTTGAAACCCAAGATAATGAAAGGTTAGAAAATGGTCTCACTTACATTGTCAAATCTTTGAAGGGTTATAGAGAACTTATACAATTTTTTAGAGAAGGTAATTTGGACCCTTGGTCTGAGAAAGCAAAAGACAAAATATTAGTATTGCCTCCAGTTGAACAATATCTTATTTCAAAAGAAAAAAGATTGTTCAAAGGATTCGAAGATTATGACCAAGTGACAAGATTGGTGTTTGACTTAGAAACTAATGCTTTGGAGCCTAAAGATGGTAGAATCTTCATGATTGGAATCAAGACAAACAAGGGCTATCATAGAGTCATTGAATGCCTTGATGAAAAGGAAGAAAAGGGGGCAATCATTGAGTTTTTTAATGTAATCAACGAATTGAAACCAAGTATTATTGGTGGATATAACTCAGCAAACTTCGACTGGCATTGGATTTTTGAAAGATGTAAGATATTAGGAATAGAACCAAAAAAGATATGTAAGTCATTACACCCTGAACATTCTTTCAGTAGAAAAGAGAATATATTAAAACTAGCAAACGAGGTTGAAAATTATATTCAAACATCTATTTGGGGTTATAATGTAATTGATATTATTCATGCTGTAAGAAGGGCTCAAGCAATTAATTCAAATATTAAAAGTGCAGGTCTTAAATATATCACAAAATTTATTGAAGCTGAAGCCCCTGACCGTGTATACATTGACCACGAAAATATTGGTAAGATGTATAGCAACAATGAGGAATATTGGTTGAATGTTCAAAATGGGAAATATAAAAAAATATCTGAATTTGCTGACTTGGACCTTAAGTTTCCAGGTGTTTATATAAAAACCAATGGTTCTAACTTAGTTGAGCGATATTTGGACGATGACTTGGATGAGACTTTAAAAGTTGACCAAGAATTTAATCAAGGCTCCTTCTTACTTGCGGCAATGATTCCAACAACATACGAAAGAGTATCTACCATGGGAACAGCAACATTATGGAAAATGTTGATGTTGGCGTGGTCATATAAAAATAACTTGGCAATACCCGCTAAACAAAGTAAGACAGACTTCGTAGGGGGTCTTTCCCGACTACTTAAGGTTGGATATAGTAAGAACGTTCTTAAGTTGGACTTCTCGTCTCTATACCCTTCCATTCAGCTTGTACATGATGTTTTTCCCGATTGTGATGTAACAGGTGCGATGAAGGGAATGTTAAAGTATTTTAGAGACACCCGTATCAAATACAAACAACTGGCAGAGGAATTTTATGAGAAAGACAAGAAAAAGTCCGAATCATATTCTAACAAACAATTACCAATCAAAATCTTTATTAACTCAATGTTCGGAGCATTGTCAGCACCTCAGGTTTTTGCGTGGGGTGACATGTATATGGGTGAACAAATCACTTGTACAGGAAGACAATATCTTCGACAGATGATTAAGTTTTTTATGACAAAAGGTTATGTTCCACTTGTTATGGATACGGACGGTGTGAACTTTTCAAGCCCTGATGATGCAAATGAGAGGGAATACGTTGGTCGTGGCTTGAATTGGAAAGTTAAAGAAGGTAAAATTTATAAAGGTCCTGAGGCTGATGTTGCTGAGTATAATGATATATTCATGAGAGGTGAAATGGCTTTAGATACTGACGGTGTTTGGCCATCGTGTATTAATTTGGCCAGGAAAAATTATGCGGTAATGGATGCCAAAGGGAAAATAAAATTGACTGGCAATAGCATTAAGTCAAAAAAATTACCATTATATATCGAGGAATTCTTAGATAAAGGAATAAAAATGTTATTACATGGTCAAGGTAAAGAATTTATAGAATATTATTATGAATATCTAACAAAAATCTATGACAAAAAAGTACCATTATCTAAAATTGCTCAAAGAGCCAAAGTCAAACTTACCATAGATGATTATATAAAAAGATTATCTACAAAGACTAAGGCGGGAAATTCTATGTCTAGAATGGCACACATGGAGTTGGCAATTCAAAATAATATAAGTGTGAATTTAGGTGACGTTATTATGTATGTTAATAATGGAACTAAAGCATCTCAAGGAGATGTACAAAAGATGACGGCAAAACAAATTAAGGATACAAATGCCGTGAATTTACATAATAACCCTAAAGCAAAACCAATTACAGATGGTGTTATGGTTAATTGTTATATGTTGGATAAGGATATTTTAGAAAAAGACCCTGAGTTGACTGGCGACTACAACGTTCCAAGAGCAATAACAACTTTCAATAAAAGAATAGAACCTCTACTTGTTGTATTTCAAGATGAGGTGAGAGAGTCATTGATTGTTTCTGAACCTTCCGAGAGAGGAATATTCACAACAGCTCAATGCCAACTGATAAATGGGAATCCATTAGGTGAGGGAGACCAAGATGATTTACAAAAAGACGTACTTGATGTTACTGAACAGGAACTGAAGTATTGGGAAAAAAGAGGATTGTCCCCTGATTATATGTATGAATTGGCTGAAAATGGGTGGGAAACAAAATTAAGATTGTTTCAAACCGTCTGATGAAAGAATGTACCAATAACCACCAACAAATCTGAATTCAACACATGCACCTAAATCCATCTCAATTTCATCGAATTGTTCATCAATTGTGTTCACATCAGGTTTGATTATTAAGTGAGTCATAGCTTTAACTACAATATGGTCAGTAGTTCTAGAATTCAAGGTGAGGACACACGAGGGAATACCTCTAACAATAATACAATCTTCTCCTTGTGTGGAATAATCTGTTTCGGAAACTACGGATATTTCTGAAGTATCTATTAATCTCCCATGTACTAATCTTTGGGCTGGTATACTTTTGATGATTGCCATAAACAATTATATTACATAAATTTGTCTAGGAAAGGCATGGTACTTAAGTTGTTTGTTAAGATTTTCGGCAATTAACGCTTCTTTTTCCATTTGTTTTTCAGGCCTCAACCTTTCTAGTCTGAGTTTAAGTTCCTCATCTAATTTTGCTTTTTCGTTTGCCGCTTCGGTCAAAAGACTTGTATAGTCCATTTGAAGTTCGCTATCAGGGGTTTTCAAATTCCCACTATATTTTCCTCTAACTCTTGCTAAGGTTTCTTTTACATATGCTGTAAACCATCTACGTACCCACTGTTTTGCCGGTTCGTTTAAATCAACCCATTGTAATTGACCAATCGGAACATCTGAAGGTAATTTAATTATATCAGGATTTGACCTTAAACAATCATCCCTATCTTCACCTGTAGTGTCATAATACCAATACCAAACATTTTTTCCAACGTACTGACTATAACTTGTCCAATTGAACCTTCCGTTAGGCGTATTCATTAGGTGAATGAGTTTTTTTCCATCAGGTAATCCTGTTATTCTGTAGGTTAAACTACCACCTAAAATTCTATTTAAAATATTTGCTTCTTGTGCTCTTATCAGATAATCAAAACCTGACATCATAAAATACGAACCTTGGTACCCAAATTGTGCATATCCTGCCTGAGGAGCGCCTAACCCCGCACCATCCAAACCAAATCCTAATCCCACACCACCCAATCCGAACATCGTCCATGGTTGGTTACTAAACCAAAGAAGTTCATTTACTTCACGACCAGCGGGAATTGTATATGTTTGAGTGTTTGCACTAAGAGTGAAATAATCTTTTTTTAGTACCCAAGGACCCGATGTTTGAAGACCCACAATTTTTGAATATGAATATTGAAATTGTTGTTCAAAATCCATTGTCCTTGTGACAAGTGCTTTTGCAACTGATTTCACACTCATATCTAAATTCACAAGATTAACCCAATTGGTTTCTATCAACCAATCCAAAACGTATTGTTCGTAGTCTTGAATTGAAAGTTCCATGAGGGAATCCATCATCTCGTCTTCTACTTCAACGCTTCTTAATGGTGCACCCAATAAATGTTTGATTCTTGTGTAAATCTGACTTCTTTCTGGTTCTGCTATTACTGGCATACCAATAAATATTCTAATAAACGAATATATTATTGTGCTCCTTCATTTATTCTATTCATTATCTCTTCAACAAAATCAGCACTATTAATATTGTCTCCCATTACAGTGGCAATAACTTGTTTTTTTGCAATCAAAATATCATATATAAGGCCTTCAATAGTATTTTCAAACAAAGGATAATAGACGAGAACATTATTTTTTTGCCCTATACGATATGCTCTGTCTTCAGCTTGTGAATGGTCTGATGGTAAGAATGATAAATCATTCATTATAACCGCTTCAGCCGCTGTTAGAGTTATACCTACACCAGCCGCTTTAATGTTTCCAACAAATACTTTTATTTTTTCATCTTCTTGGAATCTATCGACACTGTGTTGTCTATCGTTTTTAGACATTGAGCCATCAACCTTTACCGCGGTTTTTCCAAAATGAGAAACTATGTTGTTTAGTGATTCTGTAAAATTACAAAATATAATAACTTTTTTTCCTTGTTCTATTATGTTCTCGGCAAGTTCAATCGTCTGTGAAATTTTTTCATTTGCAATTACCTGTCGGACCTTTGTTAGTTTAGTAAATTGAATTGTTAAAGAATTACTTTCGTTTGGGTTACTTCTATACCATTCGTAGTATTCCCCCATTAAGTTTTCATATTCTTTAGATTTTAATCTAAGATAGATTGGGGTTATAATTTTATCAGGTAAATCCAATACATCTTCTTTCAATCTTCTGAGTATTGTATTATTTGTTCTATCTCTTAGTTCTTCTAAGTTTGATGCACCCATAACATTCCACACTTTCTTAGCACCGACTTTAAATTGATAGCCAGAACAATACCTTACAACATATGCCATCCAATTTTTTGCGACAGGAGAATCAACTAAACTAAGTAGGTTATAATAATCGATTGGTCTTGATGTCATTGGAGTACCTGTAAGTAACCAAAGTCTTTCAATGTCTTTAACAATATCGTTAATTAATTTGGTTCTTTGAGCTTGAGCATTTTTTATATAATGTGCTTCATCGATTATTACTAAGTCAAATCCCGTGTTTAATATTTGAGATTCCTTTTTCTTTTTTGGGTCATGGAAATTTTTAATTATATCATAATTTATGATAATAAAATCCGCTTCGGAACTGTAATTTTTTCCTTCACAAATGAAAATTTCTCTATCTGTGTAATTTTCTATCTCTCTTTTCCAGTTTATTTTAAGTGTTGCTGGACATATTATCAAAACTTTTTTTGCACCGGTTTCTAACGCCGCAATAATTGTACTTGTCGTTTTTCCAAGTCCCATGTCATCAGCTAAAATAAATTTTTTATTTTCAACTAATTTCTGAATAGATTCCTTTTGGTGTGATAATGGAGGTCTCTTTTGATATTTTGTGTAATCAACAACAACATTTTTTACTGTGTTGTCTTTTATAACCGATGCTTTAGGGAGCCAAAATTCGTGGAGTTCACTTTCTTCAAAATACTTTCCCCAAACATGATAAGCCTTTTCACGTTCTGATAAAAGTTTTTCAATCCAAACTTTCTCAGGGACTTTTGTTAATAATTTGTCGTTGGCAAATTTCTGAGCAAAATAAGAATCTAAAATTACCCACTTTTTGGCAACCTTAGGATTTTTGTCGTGATTTTCTATAATGTATTCACATTGACTTCTGGTCGGGTAAAATTTTCTATTTATTTCGGATTTCCTTTTCAACTCCAAAATATAATTGTTTGACCCATCATAGACATACAGAATGTCCATCGCCCTTGTTTCTAATGTTTCATGTGCCATCATTTTACTTCAGTATGTGTTCTTCCGTCTTGCCAATAAGCATCTCCACCGTAATAAACTAATATTTCTTCCCCAATTTCAATATCTTTAGTACACACAAATTCAAAAGTCCCTTTTTCTAAATTTGAACGCCAATAAGCATTTGCTTGATTCGAATGATTATATAATGAACCGTATCCCCAAGCAACTACTTGTTTTTCCCACTTAGATTCACCTTGAGGCCAATTAAATCTATAATCAACCAATACCGTCGAAGATTCGCCATACTTCATACCTAAATCTAAAATGGGGCATTCTTCTATTATTTCACCTTCTAATATTTTTTCTCGGGCAAAAACTCCATACCCATGGATATTACTTTTGGTAATATAAATTTTTGAGGGAGGAAATATTTCCATAATATATTTTGAGATTAAATGTAATAATATTTCGTGTATTTATCAATAAGGTAAAATTTTATAAAAAATGTCAGAAAAATTAGTTCCGATTACCAGACTTGGAAAATTCTTTGGTGCTGAGGATTATGCGTTGGATATTGGGATGGGACAAGAGTGGCTCCAAGGGGACATGAACTTTACTGTCATACTATATAGGGTGGACAGATATAAAACCAAAACAGACGATGTATATGGAGAAGCACCCGAGGATGGAATTCAATTCTTACCACCAATAGAAATAAAGGGTCTTGTTCAAATTGTGGGTCCAACCAACATGAGACTTGGGGGAAGTAAAGTAGAACAGGAAGAACCGGGTAATATGAGATTTTCTGTATATCAAAAGTATTTGGATGATTTGGGTGTTGATATTGCTTTTGGCGATTATTTAGGATATTACGAGACGGAGTCCAAAGTTAGGTATTATAGTGTTCAAGATGATGGTAGGGTTGTTTCGGATAATAAACACACATATGCTGGTTATAAACCTTTTTACAGAACAATAACTGCAACTCCGGCATCAACTAATGAATTTACAGGATTGTGAAAATAGTAATAACAGAAGAACAAAGAAAAAAAATTGTTGATTCACTAATAGGTGAAAAGGTTATGGTATATTATAATCTGCACAAACATACATTTTCAATTAAAATACGTGAAATTGTTATGGCACACGTAGATTATGCTAAATTAAAAAATGTGGAATTTAGAGTTAGAACAGGAGGGAAAGAAATGGTTAGAGCAAAAAAACAAAAAAATGTTCATGCTTTTGTAATTGGAACCTTGTTGGATTACTGTGAACACCCCTGTGAAAATTTACCCGAAGAACCATTTGGTGATGTGGTTACTTACAATCCTTACAAATATGATAGTTTCATTATCAAATCAACAGAAGAGCCCGTCTTCAATGCGGACTTAGTTGAAATGATAAACTCAAAAAATAAAATTTTTATAGTAGAAAACTAATGGCAAACATAGGATATAAACAAACTAAGATTGGGGACTTCTTAATTACGGTTCCAAATAACTTTAAAAAGACTATGCCTTTTGCTGTGGTATTTGGGGGTTTGTACAATACTACAGGGGAATGGATGAAAAAAAGAGTGCCTGAAGAATTGTTGAGAATGAAACCTTTTGTTTTTGCCCCTTGGGAAACAACATTGGAGTCTATAAATAATACTATACCAGGTATTAAAATAAATTCAGTTTCGGGTTATTCCAAAGGAGGGGTGAGGGCCTATCCTGCGTTGTCCATGGGTTTCAATTTTGTTGGTTTAATAGACCCATCTATCGAGGGTGATTATAGTAAAGTTGTAATACCACCAAACGCAAATTTTGTTTTGGCGTATCAGAGTGGTAGAACTTGGGGTGCTTCGGGTCTGAACTATGCCGCGGAAAAACTAAAAAAAATAAATCCTAATAATGTTTTGGCCGTAAATGTCGGACACTCCGAGTTTCCTGAATATTTCTTCAAAACATTTGGAAGTAGACTTTAATAATATGCCGTTTCCGAAACAAATAAAAAAATCATTACCTCTTGTTCCACAAAAAACTTTGTTGGCAAGAAGGGAGCAGTTAAAAGATTATATCAATAAAGATGGTACTTATCTTCCCAAGTCAGTATTACATGCCGATTTAGATAGAGGAATGTTGGATTTTGTTAAAACTGATTTGAAATTAGTTGTTTCAGGAAAGTTAGTACCTATGGTTGATATTTTAATTACAACTCAAAGTTGGACACAGTTTACAGAAACATGGAACTTTGTTGACCAAGATTTTAACGTGAAACCTCCATTTATTACCGTTGTAAGAAATCCTGATGTAAAATATGGTACAAACCCTTCTTTACAATGGACTATACCAAATAGAAAAGAATTTTATTATGCATCTGTACCTAATTGGAACGGAAATCAAGAAGGTATGGACATCTATAAGATTCCACAACCTGTACCTGTAGATATTACATACAACGTAAGAATTATATGTAATAGGATGAGGGAATTAAATCAGTTTAATAAAATTGTTCTTCAAAAATTTTCTTCAAGGCAAGCTTACACATTTATAAAAGGACAATATGTTCCAATCTTGATGAATAGTGTAATAGATGAAAGTGTGATGGATTTAGATAAAAGAAAATATTACGTTCAAAACTACGAGTTTACAATGTTAGGTTATTTGATTGATGAAGATGAGTTTGAAATAAAACCTGCCATTTCGAGAATATTACAAGTCATGGAGGTTAGTAATACTACTACGAGACCAAAGGTGAAACCTCTCGAACCTGACAACCCCGATACATTTACACAGGATTTTTTATTTGTTACGGGAAATACAGTTTTGAATGAGTTGGTGGATTATAGAGTTAATATGTCTCCTGAATCTACAACCAACGTGACAAGTTACGATGTGTACATCAATAATGAATTTTATGGGTCTGATGTAAATGAGATACTAATTGACACTAACGACATCCTCAGAGTTGAGGTGACAAAGACTGATAATACTAAGGAATCGAAGATTGTTTTTATTAATAAGTTGGTTTAGTCTTCCCCGTAAATATCTTTTTTTTCTTTACATTTTTCGTAAATAAGTTGCTCTAGAAACTTGTAAATTTTTATCCCTTTTTTATCACAATACTTCTTTAAAAGGGTGTGAGCGTCTTTTGATATTTTAATGTTCTTTATTGGGTTTGAATATATGCTGGCCATAAAAGATAAAAAAGGCAGAAAACTTTCTTACTAAATACAAATAGATTGGGAAAAGTCAAGTTTTTTGGTGTGAATACTAATATTTATGAATAAAAATAAATCTTTAATAGAAACCAATAATAATGGCAACAGCTCAAGTAAATCAGAAAGTGTTTGTTTCTCCAGGTGTTTATACTTCAGAAACCGACTTGTCTTTTGTGGCACAGAGTGTGGGTGTTACAACTTTGGGTTTAGTAGGTGAGACAATAAAAGGTCCTGCCTTCGAACCAATCTTTATAACAAACTACGATGAATTCCAAGCGTTTTTCGGGGGAACCGAACCAACTAAATTTCAGGGGACACAAATCCCAAAATATGAAGCAGCTTACATTGCAAAATCATATCTTCAACAATCAAACCAACTTTTTGTTACAAGAATTTTAGGTTTGTCAGGATATGACGCAGGTCCTTCTTGGACTATAACTGCAACGGCTAATGTTGACCCAACTTCAATTGATTTTTCAGTCGTTGGTGGTACTCCTTGGACTTGTACATTTAGTGGAAGTGCAACAGGCAACACAATTGAATTAACAGGTTCTTTACCGGCTCAGGTACAATCTCTTTTAAATGTTCAGTATAGATTGAGCGACGGTTCTGTTTCAACGTTCAACAATGATTTTTCTGTTTATTTAGGCCAGTTTTTAGATACTCCAGCAACTACTGCAACAACTGCAATTGTTTATGGTTCTATCTTGGAAAGTGATTATACAGATTTATCTGCAAATTATACAACATTAACAAATACCTTTGGAGTAAACTCTTTGAACTTTACACTGAATGATTTATCAAATTCTGACAATTATCCTTGGTTATATTCTAACTTCGATAATTACTCAGGTGATAATTACTCAGGATTTTCATTTGATTATGTAGTTAGTTCTTTAACTGACGACGGAGATTCAAACTTCACAGGTACTATCTCAGGTAATGTATATTCTTATTCAGGTACTGCATACGAAGATTATAATAATATGGTTTTAGCAACTCTTCGTTCAAGAGGTATTTCTTTGTACGATTCATCTAACCATGGTCCTCAATATCAAGTTACTGGAACTTCTGATGTAAATATGGTTTGTACTGGTTCGTACTCAGGTGTAAGTTCTGACCCATTCGGTACATTCTTAATATCAGGTATAACTGTTGATTCTGATACTTTTTCATTTGAAACTTCTTTCTCATCAGTTAGTAGCAAGTACTTAACAAAAGTATTCGGAGTTTCCAATTTTGATAAATCAAGATTTGAAGTTCCTCTTTTTGTGGAAGAAATTTATCCTGTGGAACTAAATGAGTTATATGACAAAGGGTATATTAAAGGATTAAGTTGTAATTTGATTTCTCTACCAGCGGCAGTATCGTTCAACTCAGATTCAATTGCTTGGAATTTAGAAAAATATCAAAGTCCTATTACTCCTTTCTTAGTATCTGAGTTAAGAGGTAATAAGGTTTATAAATTATTTAGATTTATGTCCATCTCTGATGGAACGGATGCTAACACTGAAATCAAGGTGTCAATTTCGAATATTTCGTTTTCTAATTTGTCGTTTGATGTATTAGTTAGAAACTTCTTTGATACTGACCAAAATCCAGTTGTTATTGAGAAATTCACTAACTGTACAATGGACCCGGCTTCAAATAGTTTTATTGGTAAAAAAATTGGTTCTTATGATGGTGAATATCCTTTGGTTTCTAAATACATAATGGTTGAAATGTCTGAGGAAGCTCCTATAGACGCTTTACCTTGTGGATTCTATGGATATGACCAAAGAATTTACGATTCAACAACTAACAAATCTCCAATTCCTATTTATAAAACAAAATATGATTTTCCAGGTGAAGTAATTTACAATCCTCCTTTTGGAATTTCAGCTTTTGGTGCATCGATTGATGAATCTACTGGTGATAATGTTAGAAGAACATATTTAGGTTTTTCAACAAAAATTGGTACTGACGTTTCTTTCTTACAATATAAAGGTAAAAGAAATCCATCAGCAGCAACTTGGGGTATTGCAACTGACTCAACTCCTTGGAACTACCTTACCCAAGGTTTCCATATGGACTCAGGGGCAACTGTGGTTACTATCGGAGCAGAATACGTAACAAGTGGTGAAACAGCGTTTGCTTGTGGAGACGCAGATTTTAGAGCAGAACCTGACACACAAGAAAACCCTTATTATTTTATTTACTCAAGGAAGTTCACAGTGTGTTTCGCAGGTGGTTTCGATGGATGGGACATCTATAGAGAATACCGTACAAATGAGGACAGATATAGATTAGGAGCTTCTGGTTACTTGGCAGGTGCGGCACCTTCTTCGAGGTACCCATCAGCAACAGGTGAAGGAATGTTCAAGAGAATTATTGTAGAGAAAAATACTCAAGATTTTGCAAACTCTGACTATTACGCATACCTACTTGGTATATTGTCTTTCCAAAATCCTGAATCTACAAACATAAATGTATTCGCAACATCAAGTATCGATTATGTTAATAATCCAAAACTTGTCGAAGCGGCAATAAACATGGTTCAATTCTCTAGAGCAGACTCAGTATACATCTGTACTACTCCTGACTATCCTATGTACACAACAGATTCTAATAATGGTGATTTAATTATTTATCCACAGGAAGCTGTAGATAATTTAGATAATTCAGCAATTGATTCCAACTATACGGCAACGTATTATCCTTGGATTCTTGTTAGAGACACTGTTAATAATACACAAATTTATATACCTCCTACAGGTGAGGTTTGTAGAAACTTAGCTTTGACTGACAACATCGCATTCCCTTGGTTCGCATCAGCGGGTTACACAAGAGGTCTTGTTAATTCAGTAAAAGCGAGATTGAAACTAACTCAAGAAGATAGAGACACTCTTTATCAAGGTAGAATTAATCCAATTGCAACTTTCTCTGATGTCGGAACTGTAATTTGGGGTAATAAAACCCTCCAAGTAGCAAGTTCAGCACTAGATAGATTGAATGTGAGAAGGTTATTACTACAAGCACGTAAGTTGATTTCGGCAGTTGCAGTTAGATTGTTGTTCGAACAAAACGACCAAATCGTTAGACAACAGTTCTTAGATAGTGTAAATCCAATTTTGGATTCTATCAGAAGAGACAGAGGTTTATATGACTTCCGTGTGACCGTATCTTCTTCACCTGAAGATTTGGATAGAAATACTCTTACAGGTAGAATTTATCTCAAACCAACAAAGGCACTCGAATTTATAGAAATAGAGTTCTTTATCACTCCAACAGGAGCTTCGTTTGAAAACATATAAGTTCAATCAAACAAAATCTAAACCCTTCAGAAATGAAGGGTTTTTTTGTTAGGTAAATTATTCGTAGTTTTGATATTTATATCATATGTTGAAAATAGTTAAAGAATCTTTTAAAGACGAGACAACACCCAATATGAAATACTATGCATTCGATTGGGATGATAACATTGTTCATATGCCCACCAAAATAATGGTGAAAAATTCTGACGGGAAAGAAGTGGGGATGAGTACTGAGGATTTTGCCAAATACAGAGGTCAAATTGGGAAAGAGACTTTCAATTATAATGGTGAAGAAATAGTAGGATATGCTGACCAACCTTTCCGTTATTTTAGAACTGAAGGTGATAAACAATTTATAATTGATTCACTTAGGGCTAAAGAAGGCCCTGCTTTCGATGATTTCAGAGAGGCCATAAATAATGGTTCGATATTTTCAATCATAACTGCTCGAGGACACAATCCTGAAACTTTAAAGCAAGCGGTGTACAATTATATTGTCTCCGGTTTTGGGGGGATAGATAAAAATGAACTTTTAAAAAATTTAAGAAAGTACAGGTCTTTTGTGGGGGAGGAAGAAATGTCCGACCAAGAACTTATCAAATCTTATCTTTCATTAAACAAATACTTCCCCGTATCATTTGGTTCAGAGTCAAGTCCTGCATCACCCGAGGAACTTAAAATTATGGCGATGGACGATTTTATAGATTACATTAAGGGAATGGCAGCTCTATTAAACAAAAGAGCTTATTTAAAAAAAGATTTAGGTAATAAATTTATGCCTAGTGATTTTATGATAGGTTTTTCAGATGATGACCCTAAGAATATAGAATCAATGAGAAAACATTATAAAGATAAACCAGAAAAACCAGTTAAAACTTTTTATACTGGAACTGGAAGTAAAGAAGAATATAAATAAATGTATTTTTTTTAAATTACAAAGTAAATAGAAAAATTTTTAAACATCATATATTTATATCATATAAACGAAAAAGTAAAAAAATTTTAACATGGCTGACTTACTAATGAAAATGCCAATACCCTATGAACCGAAACGTCAGAATCGTTTCATTTTGAGGTTTCCGTCGAGTTTGGGTATCAATGAATGGTTTGTAGAAAGTACTGCTAGACCTCATATACAAATCGCTGCAACTGAGATTCCTTTCCTTAATACATCTGTATGGGTTGCAGGAAGATTTAACTGGCAAACACTTAACGTAACATTTAGAGACCCAATCGGTCCTTCAGCTTCACAAGCTTTGATGGAGTGGGTACGTTTACATGCAGAATCTGTAACAGGTCGTATGGGTTATGCTGCAGGTTACAAAAAAGACGTAGACTTGGAAATGTTGGACCCAACAGGTGTAGTTGTAGAAAAGTGGATTCTTTACGGAACATTCTTGACTGACGTAAACTTTAATTCTTTGGCTTATAACCAAGATGGTTTAGCAACTATAACTGCTACTATGAGAATGGACCGTTGTGTATTAGTTTATTAATATTATTTATTTAAAATTAATTGGTATTATATTTAACCCTAAAGGCATAAACTTTAGGGTTAATTTTTTTATATGGATGACCAATCAAGACAATACGGACAAGAAAATTTAACATTACCACATGATGTAGTACCTCTACCTTCAGAGGGATTCTTTTACAAGAATAAAAAAAGGTCGGTTAAAGTTGGATATTTAACTGCCGCGGATGAGAACATTATAATGGGAGGTTCTGATAATTTAACACTTAATTTAATAAGAAATAAATTGTATGAGCCAGATTTAAAAGTGGAAGAACTTTTAGAGGGTGATGTAGAGGCAATACTCATATTCCTAAGGAACTCATCTTTTGGACCGGATATTAACATAAATGCCACTGACCCAAAAACAAGTAAACAATTCAGTACAACTGTTAGGTTAGATGAATTACCAATTGTTAAAGGGCAAGAACCTAATGCTGATGGTACTTTCTCTTTAGAACTGCCTAAAAGTAAAGTAAGTGTGAAACTTAAACCACTCACTTTAGGTGACTCTAGTGAAATAAGTAAAATATTAGACAGCTATCCGCAAGGTAGAATTTCACCTTCAGTAACAACCAAACTTCAAAAACAAATAGTAGATGTTGGGGGAAATACAGACAAAGGATATATTGCAAAATTCATAGAACAACTTCCGATTTCGGATTCTAAATTAATTAAAAAATTCTTGGATGAAAATACTCCAAGGTTAGATTTAAGAAAAACAATCACAACCCCATCAGGAGAAAAACTCACAATCAACGTTGGGTTTGGGGTTGAATTTTTTCGTCCTTTCTTCTGATTATAGGGTTGGACAACTAGACGAATTTTATTATTTATCTACTCTATTAAAAGTCTCATGGGAAGACTTTATGAAAATGCCAATTTTCGTTAGGAAATATTTGCTCGACAAGTGGATAGAACTCAATAAGAAAGTATAATTCACCCTATTTATTTTTATGGATGTTTTAGAAAGTTTTATAAAAGCCTTCACAACTAAAGGTACAGTAGATAATGAAAATAAAGAAGGCCAAGGTCTTGGACTAGATGGTGTCAAACATGTAATGAAGGAATTAGAGGGTAGGGCTAGAAGTGTTAATTACCTGTTTGGAATGACCAGAGAAAGAGTTGCAGAGCTCAAAGTTGCTCTTGCAGATGCAACACCCGAAGCGGCTCTCTTAGGTTTAAAATTCGAAGATGCTGCACAGGCTTTTGAAGCAATTTCCGTTGCCACAAGAAGAAATGTAATAGCAAGCACAGATGATATTAAAAGTTTATTATCCGCAAGCCAAGTTATGGGTAGGACAGTGGATAGTATGGTAGAAGATTTTCAATCAATAGGAGTACAATTCTCAAGAATAGGACCCGAATTAGAAAATGCCATAGGTTATGTTAGAAACGTAGGTGCAAACCTTGTACAAGTTATGGACACCACGTTTCAATACATGAGCAAAATGAATCAATTTAATTTTCAAGATGGTGTTGAAGGATTGACAAGGATGGCTACTAAAGCCACAGTCCTCAAATTCGACATGAACCAAGTCTTCCAATTAGCGGAAAACGCACTTAAACCTGAGAAGGCAATAGAACTTTCGAGCGCGTTCCAAAGATTAGGTGTGTCAGTTGGAACTTTAACAGACCCATTTGAGTTAATGTATAAATCACTTATGGACCCTGAAGGACTACAAGATGCTTTGGTTGAAATGACCGCACAATATAGTGAATTCAATGAGCAAACAAAAAGATTTGAAATTACACCTTACGGTAAGTTAATGTTGAGAGAAATTGCGGACCAAGCAGGTATGAGTAGTGAAGAACTTATGAAATTATCACTTAATGCTGCAGACGTTCAAAGGAAATTAGAGATGATAAAACCTGATTTCCAATTCGAATCCGAGGAAGACAAAATGTTACTTGCCAACTTAGCGAGGATGGATAAAGAAGGAAAGTATGTAATTGATATGCTTCAAGACGACGGAAGTAGAAAATCGGTTGAATTACAAAAACTGTCTAACGACCAAATTGAAACACTTATTGAATTACAGAAAGGAGCACCCAAAACTTTGGAGGAAATTCAGAGAAGTCAATTAGATACACAAACATTGATGAATACAAATATTGCATCAATAAAGGATAGATTAACACTTGGTCTTGCCTCAGGAAAAACTGTAATAGAACTTCAGGAAACATTAAGAAGATTAGGATATGCAGTAACCAAAACTGCCGCTGACCAAACAGGAATCACAACAGAGGGTTCTAGAGAAAAGTCAAATGCGTTGTTTCGTGGGGTTAAAGAAAGCGTTGAAAGTTTAATTAAAGGTGACGATAATGCTATAAAAGACTTGGAAAAATCACTCGAAACTTTGGGTGAACAGGTTGCAAAAGAAGCCAAAGAAAGAGCAGGAGGAATCCCAACTAGCGCTACTGATTTTCCCAAAATGTTAAATATGATAAAAGATGAGGCGGCAAAAATTAATGAGTTAATGAAAAATCAACCAATGATTTCGGGTGCGGAAATGACCGATGAGATGAAAAAAAGAAACCAAGAACAAAGAAGAGCTCAACGAGAACTTAAACAAGCGGAACAAAGGATAAGTCAGATAATAAATAATCAGTCATTAACTCAATATTATTCAACTGGAATTCAAGGAAGACAGTTTACACAACAGGGATTGATGCCAAACAAAATAGATGTAAATGTAACTGGAGGACAAATAACAAAGATAGAACTCACAGGAAGTCCTGAACTTGTAAAAATGTTGTCAACCATGCCAGAAATGGACAGGAAAAAATTTGTTGCTCAATTTGATGAGGAATTGTTCAAAATTATCAAACAAGGGGTAAATAAGGTAGACGGTGATTATATGCCGAAAAGATAAAAAAATTACAATAGGCTATTTATTAAAAAAGTATAAATGGCTAGCCCACTACTAGTATCATCAGAAAGTTTTAGGAAAAAACTTATTGTTAGGAATTTGGTTCCTTATCCCAAATCACCTAGCAAAGTTAGTGCACCCATAGATTATGATGCACCTATATCAAACTATTCTGTAGTTGATTCGCCCGACACTCTTATAGACGAACCCTTATTTTCAAAAGATTTATACAAGGTTAATCAGTACGGTGCGGAAGGAGGATACAAACAAGTCCCCGACCCTGGTGCTTTACTAAATACTAAATCTAATGAAGGCGAATATGGCTACCAAGATGCCAATATTGTTGAGGAAGGAAAACAAGAAGCTAGGAAATACAGACCACTCAACCCTTATGCAGATGGAGTTAATATATTTGATGGCGCAGAAGCGGTTTCTTCTCTTGAAACTGTAATAAGAGACGGTAATAGATTACCTAATGGACAACCATATTACCCACTACAATTTGTACCATCCTACTATAGAAACGTAAGTATTCTTTTGTCGAGAGACCCTGTAGGTAGTGATGGATTACTTAGTCAAGATTCATATATTGCTAGATTGGGCGCAGACCTTTTAAGAAAAGGGTTCGAAGAAAGAATAGCCGCGGAAATCAGAATCAATACGATAGGAAGAATTAACGCTTTCAATGTTAGAGGGGGTACTGATATATTGAGTTTAGCAACAGGCAGAGTACCTCTCATAGAACCAAATTACAGAATTACTTCCCCGGCCAATCCAATTCTTGCTGCGACAGATTTTGCATTAAGACTGGCCGGCACAATAATACCTGTATCAACCATACCAGGTTCTTATTTTGACCCATCAATCAACTCAGGACAACCTGTAACTATTCAACAACTAAATAACGCTTTTAGAAAAAGTGCGGTTGGTAAGTTTGTTAATTCTCTTTTGGGCACGAATAGGTCGGGTTCACAACTATTTTTAGATAATACAGGAGGAGGACAAAAGTCTAGATTATTTGGTAATTTGGACTACAACAGATACAAACCAGGATATTCTCGTGGTGTGTTTGATAGATTATTAGGAGCTATTGTCGGTACAAATGAAAACAATAGTAATTTCTATATAGGTTCCACAACTTCAGAACCATCAAGAGTATTCTCACCTTCGGGAGACCTACCAAACAATAGCTTCGGACAAGAACAACAAAGTGCGGTTTATGGACCAAGTGAGTTGGCACAACTTTATGAAGGACCAAGTAGAGAGGTAAGATTAGGTGCAAACGGTCTTGCATATACCAACGGAGGAGGTATTGAGGGAGGACTTACATGGATTTCTCCTGGTACAGAATCGAATGCAGGGAAAAAAGTCGGTATAGGAGGACAAACTTCATCTTCTGAACCAGTACAATCACCATCATCGTTTGGAACAACAACCTCTACAAAAATACAATTCAAAAACAACTCGATACTTGACAACACACAAAGGTTAATAGATAGTGCACCTAAATCTGGAGGTAGGAGATTACAACATGTTGGAAATGCGATTGACCAAGTATCCAAAGTTTTTAATGATGGATATAAAGAACTAACCAAAGGTTCAAGAGTATTAAGTTACACATATAACACTGAAAACAAAACTGTTGAGGGTGGTGTGGAATATTGCAGAGTATTTTCTAAAGATTTACCCTATTTGCAATACAATGATTTACAAAAATCACAAGGTATGACCACCCAAAATAGAAGAATATCTTCTTCAGTTTTGGATAGCACATACAACTTAAACATATATCCAAACAAAAAGAATAGTACAGCTGATTCTACAAATTTAGTTGGCAATCCTGACACAGACGGATATGCTAAAAAATACATGTTTTCATTGGAAAATTTGGCATGGAGGACATCTAGCAAACCTGGATTCACTTGGGCTGATTTACCAATATGCGAAAGAGGACCGAACAAAGGTAGAGTTATGTGGTTTCCTCCCTATGGACTAACATTTAGTGAAAATACAAGCGCATCATGGAAAGACTCAAATTTTATTGGAAGACCTGAACCAATTTATACGTATAGTAATACAAGTAGAACAGGTTCACTTTCTTGGAAAATAGTTGTCGACCATCCATCGGTTTTGAATTTAATTGTTAATAAAGTTATTAACGACGGAGAAAGTAGAGAAAAAATAAACTCCACAATCGATTCATTTTTTGCTGGATGTTTGAAATATGACTTGTACGAGTTGGTAAAAAAATATCCATTAGCTAACCCAAATGATTTATATATAATTCAAAAAGAAATTGAACTTGGGCAACTAAATGTGGAACAAGTTGTATGGACACAAAAAGAATTAGCATCTGGAAACGACTCAACAACAAATGCAGATAAAAATGTGGCAGAATCACCTAATTTAAGTTTGGATGCAATAAAAAATGATATTGCGGGATTAGGGTTTTACTTTAACAATAATTCACCTCAAGGCTCATCTATCTCACCATACAGTATTTACTACAATCAGTACATAAACGAGAAGAACGATGTCATTAATAATGCACCAACAACAACCAACCCAAGCAGTAGTAGGGACCAAGTTGCGGTATTTTTTAATAATGTAATTGAACAAAATTTTTCTTTTATTAATCAACAACTAAATAAGATATATGAATTAGCGGTTAATGGTACTATTTCATCAGTAAATTTTAATTTAGTTGGAACAACTTCGGCTCTCGGCGGTCAAAATACTAATCAGGCTTTATCTCAAAATAGAGTAGAATCTGTCAAAGAATATATCAATAATTATATACCAAATATAACTGCAAAGCCTAAATTGAGTAAAATTCCAAATTTCACAGTAAATTTCAAAGAACAAGCAGAAGGTGAAAGTACCGCCCAAGTCAAAGAAGGAACAAAATTTGGAGATACATATACATGTGGGCAGAAAGACTCAGAAGCTCCTTCGAATGAAGTGAACACCGTGAATGCTATGGCTTGTAGAAGTGTTAGAATCAAATCTATCGACTTGAAAGCAAATTTATCTGCAAACTCAACAGCATCTGAAGAACCCGTTTTTGTCCAACAATTTCAGCAAACACAAATTCCAGTAACTGCATTTGTCGACAGAACACGATTTAGAAACAATATAACCAAAAGAGTTTTGAGACTTATGATGACAGAGTGTGATTACTTCGAGTCTATAAAGGAAGATACACCAATGGTGTATGACAACCTTAGAGACAAACTTAAATTTTTTAATCCGGCCTTTCACTCAACAACACCTGAAGGTTTGAACTCAAGACTTACTTTTTTACAACAATGTATGAGACCTGGTGAAACAATACCCACCGTAAGGTCAGTCAACGGAACCGAAACATTAGAATACAACAACGCAGTGAACACATCATTTGGTGCACCACCAGTACTTGTTCTTAGAGTTGGTGACTTTTTCAACACAAAGATAATTCCCGATAGTTTACAGATTCAGTATGAAAATTTGGATTTGAATCCTGAAGGTGTAGGTATACAACCAATGATTGCGAATGTTACTCTTTCATTCAAATTTGTTGGAGGAAGTGGTATTAAAGAAGCGATTGATAGAATTCAGAACGCTCTGTCTTTCAATTACTATGCAAATACCGAAGTATATGATGATAGAGCAGATGTAACAGATTTCAGTCTGAATAAATATGATAAAGATTTTCAAGAACTAAATCCAATCACTGAAACTCCTGCAGATAATAAAACACAAAATAATAATGGTCAAAACAATAATTCATTTATTGGTGAGGTATTGACATCTGTAAATGCAGAAAGCGGAACAACAGGAGAAGTTTCATATAATACATTTATATCTTCATTTGTTGATGAAACTCAAACTTATTTTAATAGTGTGTTTAATAAAAACAAAGAAGTACTTTCTCAATACAATGAAGGTATTAGACAACTTTGGACATATGGAAGAGGATACACTAAAGGTAGTATTCCTCCAAATGGAACGGACACTGAATATTTTATTGGTAAACCTCTACAATATCAACAGAATATAAAAGAGATATTCTCAGAATATAACTATCAAATAGTAAATGACATAGACAAGTTTTTGAATTTTATAATGAATAACAAAAACATCTCGGTTAAGGCTATAAGACAAATCAAACAAAATTATCTTAACTTAATAACTCAAAAACAAAATGGATTTGAAAACTCTCTATCCAAAATTGTCCAAGATGTGGTTCTTGTTCAACAAAAATATTACAAAGATTTACAACGACTTTTGATTATAACTTTTGGAAATAATTCTGGAACAGATGGATTGCAAAACAAAAAAGGAGAAACATTTGTTTATTATACAACAGGAAATAGCCTAAACACGTTGATTGAAGACAAAAATAAAACTGAAGAAAATTTAAAAAAGTATTATATAGAAACTACTAAAGAATTAAATTTCACAACTTCTTCAGGAAAAGAATCAAAAAATATATTGGTTCAACCAGCGAATAACAAATTTTCAGTTACAACACCTTTCACACCCGTTTCTCAAAGCAATTTTCCTGATGAACTCTCGGTGAAATTTCAGTATATGATTCTGAATCAAGATATAGTTGATGATAAAAAATATCAGTCTTTCAAAGATTCTTTGATTGCAGATGTATTGTCTAACCCATCTTTAATGGAAAACAGTAATCCTGAGCTTTCTAAAATAGTTGACGATTATTGGATTGGATATTGTAAGCCTATATTTGTAACCGAAAATAAAGATGCCCAATCATTCTTGGATAGTATTGAAAGAGGACAGTTAAGAGATTATCTTAACTATACGGCAATAAACAAAACAACGGAAAGAAAATTGAAATATTCAAATTTACCTGATGCAACAGAGGACACATATAAAGAAGCCCGTAATGATTACATAGTATCACTCGGAGGAAGCACAAATAACAACACAAACACAGAAACCTTTAATGATGCTGCATCAGGACCTTCGGGCTCAATATATATAAGTAAATCAAAACTTAACTAATGGCATTCGGATATTACAATAGATATGATGAATTTTTGATAAACGGACAACAAACCGTAGTACCTTTTGTTTTTCTTCCTAGAAAGACTTCGGACAAAAGTTATATATATAAAGTTGCTAGAAGTAGGCTTGATAAAGTTTCACAGGAATTTTACGGGACACCGTATTTTGGTTGGTTAATATTACAAGCAAATCCTGAGTTTGGTGGATTGGAAACAAATATATATGACGGGGCTATATTGACAATTCCATATCCTTTAGTAGCATCCTTACAAGAATATAAAGGTGCGTTAGAAAATTATTTTTATTATTATGGTAGGTAATTTACAACCTGATAATTCTGGAAATATTTTGGTTGAATTTGATTATGATAATATCATCATCGTTGACCCAAATAAAACCATTGATTATCAAGGTAATATTAAAGAAAGATTAGTCGACCATGAGAATTTGGTTATGTATGCAAACTTGGAAGCAGAGGTCTTACCAAGAACAAAACTTGCTGTCGGAGGAAGTCCACAAGATACAAGTAGAACAATTTCCATTGCAAAAATTAATTTTTTAGGGCCAAACAAAAAAGACTACTTTGCCACAACATATTATGATGAATTGACAGGTAAAGATACTACCTCGAAAGACCCTAATGGTAAATACGGAATGGGTGCTAATCAAAAGACAGAAACCCTAATTCAATCACCAAATCGAAAAGAGTCGTACAATAAATCGGGAATCAAATCCAACGGAATAGATGGTAGTGTTGATAATGGACTGTTAGGTATAACAAGTATCTTGGTAAAAATAACGAGCTCGTTCATACCCACTGTTTCAATAACAATGGAAGATGTACAAGGAAAGGCATTATTTTCTTTGGGAGACCAATCGCCTTATGCGGCATTTTTCAATATGCCATACCCTCCTTTCTACTTAACATTAAAAGGATATTTTGGTAAGGCAATTAGGTACCAACTAAATCTTAAAAGTTTCAATGCAAGGTTCAACACATTCAGTGGGAACTATCAAGTCAATTTGGAATTCCAAGGATTTAAATTTGGAATATTGAATGAGGTACAAATGCAACATTTGCTTGCGGCACCTCACATGTACTCAACTATATATAACATTACAAGAAGTTCGAACCCGACAGAAAACGTACAAAATGCGGCTATCGCCACAGGTAATAACGCACCACAACCACTCAATACAAACAATAATCAAGTCGTTAGTTCATTAGTGACAGAAAAAGGTTATGAGAAAATTGTTGAGGTTTACAGTGAATACAAAGCAAAAAAATTATTACCAAAAGATTTTCCTGAAATAACGTTCTACCAATTAATTGACATTATACAAACTTTTGAAACTAGAATATTAGAATCTTTTACAGAGGCTGATGTCCAACCTTTAACAGATTGTAGAGATTATAAAGGAAATTTGAAAAAATATGCCGACCAAGTTTTGTTGGCAAACGATTCTTGGTTTATCCAATGGGTCGACCCTGTCCCAATTATTTTGAAAAACGGAGGTAGGGTATACACATTCAAAGAAAATAGTTTCAATGTCACTGAAAAAAATACCGCTCTTGAGGAATTAAAAAGAATTATAGGTGAATATACAGAAACTTTGGCAAATGCTGGTACATTAGGTAAAAGAGGAAAGTTCCCAATTATTAATCCGATAAAATTTGATACTATCGTGATTAGTAATTTTGATACTGCAACGGTAGACTTACTAAAAAGTGCTCAAGAGAAAGGGATATTTGCGCAGTCAGTAGACTCACCTGAAGTAGAGAATTATAAACAACAAAGAAAAAATCTATTTACAGGATACAAACAAGTCGACTCTAGTGGTAAAGAATCTATAATATTCGGACCAGTTTTCGATTTTGATGGTTTTTTACAAAAACTACAAGTAATGGAAACTAGTGCCAATAGAAAACAGGCGGATTATGAATCTCTAATAACTACAGAACTTTCCAAAAAAATAGAAGACCCTAAACAAGGTATTGGTTTTAGACCTTCAATAAGAAATATTGTTGGAATTATAATGGCAACTACCGAGGGATTTTTGAGATTACTTGACGATGTTCATACTAAAGCATGGTCTTTGAGAAACGACCCGATAAGGAAAAGTGTTTACACTAATCAATTTTCAGTAAAAAGTTCAGATTTAAAAGGTGATGAAGTTCAGATAAGTACTATTGATAGTACACCATTGGATGATGCTAAAGAACTTGTTTATCCGTGGCCACAATTTTTTGTTGAAACAAACAAAGATGTTGAAGGTAGATTTCAATTAACCTATTTAGCTGACCCATCAGTTGTTGGGTTGACAAAGGCGGATGAGTATGACAAATGGCCTGAGGTTGAGTTTGTTGAGGAATATTGTAAGGGACTTACTCAAAAGTTTGATATACCGGTTTCTCAACCACCATTAGACACATCAGAACAAACAAATTTAATTAATATTAACGCAATAGAATATCCTCAGTTAGATATTGCATATAGAAATAAAGATGAACTCAAATTTTTCTATGAAATTTGGGAGAGACAATTTGTTACGGCTTATTATACTGGATTAGGTAGAACACCCGAGAACAGAAAAACATATCTGACAACTCTTTTACAAGACTTAGAAAGTCAAAACATAGAATTAAGTTTGGGGGTAAGTACTCCATACTTAAATTATAAATTGAAGAATTATGACATTACTGCCAATAATTATTTGAATCTTTTGAAAGGGTTTTCTAACCAAGGTACAGGTAGGTCTTGGCAAGATTTTATAAGAGATTTTTTTGTCACTCCTTATCTTAGGACACTTACTGACAAATCTTTCTCAATACTCGAAGTGAGTGAGTTAGGACCTGAGCCACAAAAAAACCTACCAAATACAAACGAACAATTACGTTCAGTAATCGAAATAGATACGGAACCAAATATCATGGACACTTATCCGTTTATCAACGATACATGGTGTGAAACAAATTTGGTGGGGTATGACCAAAACAAAGCAAATAAAAGATATAATACTAATGCTGTATTAGAAGTTTTTGAACAAAGAAATGTCATTTCGAATTTTAACGATTTGGACAATTATAATGTAAAAAGACCTGTCACAAATTTTTGTTATTTGTATTCTAATAATCCGAACAAAATAGTAACAAATTCTTTGTTGATAAATGAGTTTTATAACTCAACTTTCCCTTCAGACTTTCCTCCAACAGTAGGATATACTTTTACAGACTCGCCAGCAAGAACTGCTGCAGGACAAAGACAATTACCCATTGTGACAACAACATCAATGTTGAATACCCCCTTCTTTATAAATTCAATATCCAAAGGGGTTGATAATTTGAGAAGGTCATCACAAAACCCATTTAAAGCGGCGGCTTACCTTTTCTTGAATTCATTACCACTAATAAGTCTTAGAGAGAAACTTAAATCAACATCAACGGTGACAACCACCGCTGATATAGAAATAGGTTTACAAAATCCAATTGACGATTTGAATTACATGTTTGCATCACTAAAAAAATATGGTGCAATACACAAACTTCCTTATGCATGGATTTTAAAAATGGGTTCAATTTGGCACCGATATAAAACATTCAAACAAACAGGTGGAGACATCTTATCTGATGTTTGGAGTAGTTTCAACTTTGTTGACCAATATGACCCAATAACTAGAAATGTTGCCAAAACTTATAGTTATGTAAAAAATGGTCAAGAACAAAAAATTCAATTACAATCAGGATATAGTCAAATTAATAATATAGAAGTGGGATTTTATCCCAAAACAATAAATGACTTTAATGTATTCTATAACGGGTATGATTTATTCAAGGACTATACTGATGATGAAATCCAAAGTGCTGTGAATAGAGGTATGAACGTTTATAACTTCCCCACCTCTAATATATCTAATGTGCAAAACGGTAGTAATTCATTCAATGTGAAAACTTGGTCAGTTTTAATTCCGGCAAATATCGAGTTTTCATCGACCACATTAGATTGTAAAACAGAAACCAAATCAATACAAGAAATGTATGTGATGCCGTCATTCGGTACATACGTTAATGAGTCAGAACAAGCTCTTGTCAATGGAAATACACTAACTCAAGGATACGCATTTGCTGGAAATCCTAGCGTGTTTAACGGTTCAGTCAGACTATTTTGGGCGGCACCTAATTTCGGATATTTTGATTTCGAAAAAATAAAAAAACCAAAGTATGATGAATACATTAATGTGTTCAAAATGGAACCTGGAGAATTATCGCCTTTCAGATTTTCTGAGGTAGAAAACTACATGAAAATTGATGATATATTTTCTGTGTTCGAAAAAAAGATTTTGGATACTTTCGAAACAGAGTTCTTGAATTTTTCGAAACCCGCAACTGACCTTACTACAGGATTTCAACTTTATGGTTTAGACTCAAATGGGGTTGACAATAATTCAATATATAGAAACTTTCAAGCGTTCTTCAGTAACATGATGAAAGTACCTTTTAACACTTCCAACGTTCCAAATCAAACATATTTTCTTAATACAATCAATACTCAGTATGAAAACATTCAGAGCAAATTAGCATCATTTTTAGAGTATGATGTTATTTTTAGATATGGTAATCCAACGAACTATAACAAAAGAATTTTTGATTCTTACTTATACCCTCAAGGATTAGGTCAGACATTTATTGACCCGATAAAATTTGAACCATATGTAGAAGGTAGTTTACCCTCTCAAGGAGGAACAACGACTTTACAACAATCTAAAACAAATTACCCGAAAGAGTGGCTCGAATTGGAATTAGAAGTAGGATTTTCTACAATACCTCAATTGGTATACAAAGATAATGGTTCATTCATTACTGATTTCTTTATTGACAATAATATAAAATTCACAGTTGAAAATATTCAGCTTCTTTCTCCACTTATTAAAATTTACGCAACACAAAAACTTCAAAAGTCTAGTACAGTTTTAGGGGTTAAAAGACAATTAGAAGAATATTTTGCGGCATGTAAAGGTATACAAGATTTATTTATTGATGGGGTTTTAAATTTAATAAGAAAAAAATTACCAAATCAAAGCCAAGTAAGTGAAACGGTAAAACCAAGTATAATCGATGGACAACAATCTAAAATTAATTTTTATGAAATGTTCAAAAGTTTGAACGATAAATGGGTTGCCGGGTACGATTTTGAAACTAAAACTCTTTTTGAAGATATTCTATTTTTAGATAGAGCTTCGAGAAACATAGGAGATATACTACTTGTTGATATTTTCGATTTAAAAACAATGCTTACATCAGCAAAAGAAAATGATAATAAGACTGTACAAGATTTAATAACATCACTGATGTTGAAAAATAAGTTCAACGTGATGAATCTTCCCGCCTATGTTAATTTTTACAATGTCCAAGATGTTGATGGAGTCACCACTAGGAAACCAGAAGGAAGTCTAGATTTTGCGAATAATCTTTGGGGAACATTTTTAAATGTTGATTACAGAGAAAGTTCTCCAAAACTAGTAGGGTTCTTTGTTGGTAAACCATCAAATTATCCGGCATTACCAAAAAACAAATATTTTAGATATAGAAACGATGGTTTTGATTTTGGAATACCTCCACAAGTTCCACTTAGAGAAAATTTGTCGAATAAGTCAGAAGCTGATTATGCAAAATCTAACAGATGTGTCGGATTCAATGTAGACATCGGAATTAAAAATCAAAACGTCTTTTATTCATTCCAAGTTGGACAAGATAATGGTAAGGCAACATCAGAATCTGTACAACAAACGTTAAACACAATTAATATTAACTCAGGTACTCAAACAGCAACTCAAAACACAAGTCTCTACAATTTCTATCTACAAAGAACCTATCCTTGCACTGTTGAGTCACTGGGTAATGCTATGATACAACCTGCAATGTATTTCAATTTGAGAAATGTCCCTATGTTCTACGGACCATATCTCATAACAGATGTTGAACACACTATAAGTCCTGGTGTATTCCAAACACAATTTACAGGAGTTAGGCAAGGTATATTTGATTTACCACAAATAGACAAGTATCTACAAAGTATAAATCAAAATTTATTGACAAGAATTGAAACAGTAATTAGAAATAAAGTACAAAAAACACCACCAATATCTACGACGAATAATCAAACCGCAACAAATAATTCTTCGAATAACAATAACACTTCTTCTACTTTGGGTGCATGTGACTTGACTGTAAATCAACTTTATTTACAAGACGGATTTGTAAACATTCCGACTGTCGTGACAAAAATTACCAAGGAAGAAATGATTAAAGTCATCAATTCTGTATTGACAGAAAGGACGGGCTCAGTTGACCCAATATTACAAAGAGCTTTCTATGTTTATAGTTATATTTCATCTCAAATTGACAACGGGCAGATAGTTGGGTACAACAACAACTATTGTAATAAAATTAATTTGACAAACGATTACAAATCAAATTATAAATCTTTCTTTGATAAAACCTATTGTTGTGTTGATGTGGCTGATAATACAGTACCATTTGCAAACTTTGATTCTACTTTCAGATATTTTGATTTTTTAAATTCTCGAATGGAAAAAAATAAAAAAAGAATAGTTCAGGAAGGATTGAATAAGTATTTTTATTGTTTCTTTAACCCATCAGGAACTTCTGTAAACACATACAATACATTACTTTCGAGTAATACATCTTCAGTCAAAATTGATTCTGATAGAATGAAAGAAGCTTTGAATGATATGAATAAGTTGGCAACAATAACCAATTTGAATATATCACAAATGACCACAGAAGAAATCAACAAAATTGTTGATGGAACAATAACAACCGCAAACACAAGTACAGGAACCAACCCACAAAACAATTTGAATACTCAAGACGACACCAAGGAAACTTGTGAAAAACCAACGATAATTAACTTTAATCCAACAGGCTCAACAGAAATTGTACCAATTACACTTTCAGGTACTAATTTAATCGGTAAAACTATGGTTTATTTAAATGGGTCAGGTACAACAATAAACGAAAATACACAAACAAAAATTGTATTTGTTCCTCAATATAAATCTGGAGGGAAAATTAAAGTTGTTACTACGGGTGGAGAAGCTCAGTCAACAACGGATTTTACTTTCCTACCTTAGAAACATAAATAAACAATTTGTTCTTTTGCATATATTTATAAGAAAAGATTTTATGAGTATTAATAATATCTTGAACAACTATTTAGGAAAAAAAGTAAGATTTAGTGAATCAGATAATGGAGATGGCTCCAAAGAAGTTTGTGATTTGGATACAGGAGAATGTTACGTTGTGAGAGAAAGAGATGGATTAATCGAAAGAGCAGGGCACCAAGTTTTTGCAAATAGAAAAGTAAAAGTAGAAACAGTAGGTGGAATAAAACAATTATTAAATGGCTAAAAATGGGTATAGATAAAAAAATTTTAAGTGAAATTGAGAGGTATCATTTTATTAACAAGTATATAAATGAACAGGCCGGAGCACCTGAAGCTCTACCTCCAGCTCCACCACCTACGCCAGAGGATGCTCCTCAACCCGAGGAAACTGCAATGGATACACAACCCGAAAAGATTGATGTAGAAACTGATACTGATGTTGAAAAAATAGATGACCAAGGAACTTCAGAAGAAGATACTGGTAAAGAAGAATTGGAAGTAACAGATTTAGTAAAATCTCAAGAGAACATAGAAAGAAAACAAGAGGAGTATTTTAACTCATTATTTTCTCAAGTTTCTAATTTAGAGCAAAAACTTTCTCAGATGGATGCTGTGTTAAATAAACTGAATTCTTTAGAAGGTAAAATAGAAAAATACAGAGAAAAGACACCTGAAGAAAAATTGGAATTAAGAACTTATGATTCGTATCCATTTAATCAAAAACTTTCAGACTTCTTCGAAGATAAAAAGGAAGAAATGGAAAAGACGGGAAAACATGATTATGTTTTGACTTCTGACCAAATAACTGATGTTAGTGATAAGGAAATGAAAGATAGTTTCCAACCACACTTCAACCCAGAATATTAATGAGAGGTCCCTTACGGGACCTTTTTAATTTGACAAAGTTGTTTATTTGAACTATATTTGTAATATAAATTTTATAACATGAATACATTAGACGCCGTATTGGCACAGTACGAAAAATCGAAAATTTCAGGGGGCGGGGCCCAAGGAAAAATGTCTCAAGACGAAAGAATGAAAAAGTATTTTGCTCTCATTTTGGGTGATAAAGAAAGTTCAGGACAAAGGAGAATAAGAATTCTCCCTACACCAGATGGTTCATCACCATTTAAAGAAGCTTGGTACCACGAAATCCAAGTTGGAGGTAAATGGCAAAAATTCTATGACCCAGGAAAAAATGACAACGAACGTTCACCTCTGAATGAAGTTTATGAAGAACTTATGTCAACAGGTAAAGAATCTGACAAAGAGTTAGCAAAACAATACAAATCTCGTAAATTCTATATTGTTAAGGTAATAGATAGAGACAACGAACAAGACGGACCTAAGTTTTGGAGATTCAAACACAATTATAAAAACGAGGGCATTCTCGATAAGATTATTCCTATTTGGAGAGCTAAAGGTGATATTACAGATGCTGAAAAAGGTAGAGATTTGATTATCGAATTAACAAAATCTAAAACTCCAAAAGGTAAAGAATATACAACTGTATCAACAATTATGTACGATGACCCAACTCCAGTACATTCTGAAAAAGAACAGGCTTCTGAGTGGGTTAAAGATGAGTTGACTTGGAACGATGTGTATTCTAAAAAACCTGTAGACTATTTGGAAGCAATTGCTAGAGGTGAGACACCAAGATGGGATTCAGAATTAGGTAAATATATCTACGGAGATAGTACCGAGGGAGAAACATCGATTGGTGGTAGTAAAAAATATAGTGACCCACAGGCAGAATCTGAACCAGACGAAGACTTACCGTTTTAATTTTTAATAAGTGGGTGGTAAATGCCACCCACAATTTTTTTTTAATATAGAAACATGAAACTCGAAGAATTTTTACAATTTCAGATTAACAATACTAAAATAGTTCTGACTGAGGAAGAAGCCATGAAGAATCCAAATCAAAGATATTCTTCAGGAAGAAAAATAGAGGTTGGTGATAAAGTATTAGTTGGTTTTATAATGGAATCTGACCCTGTAAGTAAATTACCGGTTACTATAATATCGTTTCACGAAGATGAAATTGGTACAGTGTATGTACAAGATGAGCAAATGACAAAAGAGAAAATAGGTATGGATATACCAGTCTTGAAGAAATTAAAATAATTTATAATGGCAATAAAGAAAAATGAATTCAGTAGTTTAAAGAAAAAGTTTTCTACTTCGGCAAAATATAAACCACAAAGATTTTTTGATTTGGGTCAAGATTTTTTGGATGCGGTTGGAATACCTGGTCCGGCAATTGGGCATATTAACATGTTCTTAGGTCACTCAGACACAGGTAAAACCACAGCAGCAATTAAATCAGCAGTCGATGCGCAGAAAAAGGGTATTTTACCTGTGTTCATTATTACAGAACAAAAATGGAGTTTTGACCATGCCCGACTTATGGGTTTTGAATGTGAGGAAGTTCCTGATAAAGAAACAGGTGAGATGGATTGGGATGGATTTTTCCTTTTCAACAACAATTTTAGTTATATAGAACAAATAACTGAGTACATTAATCAATTACTTGACGCTCAAGAAAAAGGAGAACTAACCTATAGTTTATGTTTTATTTGGGATTCAGTTGGTTCTGTTCCGTGTAAGATGACTTATGAGGGTAAGGGTGGTAAACAACATAACGCATCTGTACTATCAGATAAAATTGGTATGGGAATCAACCAAAGAATATCAGGTTCTAGAAAGGCTGATACTGAATATGAAAATACTTTGATTATTATTAATCAACCATGGGTAGAACTTCCTGATAATCCATTTGGTCAACCCAAAATTAAGGCGAAAGGTGGTGAATCTGTTTGGTTAAATTCTTCTTTAGTTTTCCTATTTGGAAATCAAAAAGGAGCAGGAACTACCAAGATTACAGCAACCAAAGACAAACGTTCAGTTAAGTTTGCGATAAGAAGTAAAATATCTGTTTTGAAAAATCACATCAATGGTTTAGGATATGATGATGGTAAAATAATTGTAACTCCTCACGGATTCTTGGCGGGTAAAGATTCTGCAGAAGAAAAAACCTCTATCGAAGAATACAAAAAAGAGTATGCTGATTATTGGAAAGACATTATCGGTTCTGATGGTGATTTCACTTTAACAGAAGAAAAAGAAGATTGAGAACCCTTTAAAAAAGGTATGTGACAAAAACACTATTAGTAGACGGAGATAATTTATTTAAGATTGGATTTCACGGTGCAAAGGATTACTTTAACGAGAATCAACACGTTGGGGGAGTATTTCATTTTATCAACACTCTCAAAAAGTTTCTAGAAGAGCATAACCACGATAAGGTAGTTGTATTTTGGGATGGTGATACTAATTCATCAACCAGAAAGTCACTGTACCCCCAATACAAGGCTAATCGAAGACAATCCATGGCTGAGTACAAGTACGAAGCTTACCTGCAACAAAAGGTTAGAGTGAAACAATACTTAGAAGAGGTTTTTGTCAGACAGGTTGAAATTAAAGATAATGAGGCAGATGACTTAATTGCATATTATTGTAAAATCGCTATAGACGAGAAAATTATAATATTCTCAGCAGATAAAGATTTAACACAATTAATTTCAGAAAAAGTTACAATCTTTTCACCAATCCAAAAAAAGTATTATAAAAACGGTGATAAGATAAAAATGGGGGACATTGAAATACCCCACCAAAATGTACTCCTTTTCAAGATATTGACGGGGGACAAATCAGACAACATAGATGGTGTAGAAGGATTAGGTGAAAAAACAATTACCAAAATATTTCCTGAAATGACTGAAAAGTCCTGCACAATCGAAGAATTCTTCGACTACGCTCGAAATATCATGCAAGAAAAAAAGTCAAAAGTTCTTACTAATATTTTGACTGGTAAGTCTAAAAATGGTATACTTGGTGAACAGTTATTTGAACTAAACAAAAAAATTGTTGATTTGACAAATCCGCTGATTACTGATGATGGTAAAGAACTTGTGACGAGTATATATTCAGATGTTTTTGACCCTACAGACAGGGGATACAAAAATCTTATGAAGATGATGATTGAAGATGGTATGTTTAAATTTCTACCAAAGAATGACGAAGCTTGGGTGAATTTTCTTAAACCATTTATGAAATTAACTAGAAAAGAAAAAAGAAAAATATAATAACCAAAAAAATAAAAAATGAAAGAACAAGACATCACGAAACTGGAATTCCTTTTGACACTGAACGACAATATTGTAGTTCAAAGATTCTTCAATGTGAAGGGATTCAATCCAAGGGCAAGAAACTCTTATGACCTCTACGAATTTTTAAAAAATACTGCAGAGACACTTCAGTATGATTTGAAAATGAAAACTGTGGTTTATATGTTGGACAACAAAGAGAGTATCATGCACGACCCATCAGTAATGGAAACATCTTTTACAGACGGACCTGAATATTTTAACATTTATATCAAGTTAGGAGACCAGACAATTTGTCATAGAATTTTTGATGGAAAAAAGTTTCCACCAAAAGTTAGGTATACTGTTGATGTAAGACCATATTTGAAAGATATACTTAAAGGTCTGACTGACATCTTTTCAGAAACTGTATTAAATTTTGAATTTTTAGAATACGAGCTGTCTAAGTAAGTATTTAATAAAGAGGGTCTTTAATTATGAATAAAAATTTCGATTATCTTGGAAATACATTCCAACTACAATTACTCAACCAGTTAATCTTAGACAAGACCTTTTCCACAACAATTATAGATGTTCTAGAAAGTTCTTATTTTGACAATAAGTATTTCAAGATAATAACTCAGATGATTAAAGAGTATCATAAAAAGTATGAATCCTCACCCTCATTTGAAACCCTGGAACAAATTGTCAAGTCAGAAATTCAACAAGAGTTAGTTTCTAAAATAGTATTGGATACTATCAAACAAATAAAATCTGCCCCACTCGAAGGTTCCTTTTTCGTTCAGGAAAAAGGGTTGAAATTCTGTAAGCAACAAGAACTTCAAAAGGCAATGGAAAAGGCTCAAAAAATTATCAACGAAGGTGATTTTGAGTCTTACGATAAAGTGGAGGGATTAATAAGAGATGCACTACAAGTTGGTCAGTCTCAAGATGGAATGTCAGATGTGTTCAGTGATTTGGAAACGGTTCTTGATGAAGATTTCCGTCACCCAATTCCTATGGGTATTGCCGGTATTGATAGACTACTCAAGGGAGGTTTGGCAAAAGGAGAGATAGGTGTTATATTGGCCCCTACTGGTGTCGGTAAAACCACAATCCTAACAAAGATTTCTAACACAGCATTTAATATGGGATATAATGTTCTTCAAATATTTTTTGAAGACAACCCGAAAATAGTACAAAGAAAACATTTTACTCTTTGGACTGGTATTGAGCCTGATAATTTAGTCTTGAGTAAGGATATTGTTATGGACAAAATCAAGAATATCAAAGAGACTATGTCCAACAGATTAATCTTGAAGAAGCTCCCTTCGGACTCATTGACTATGTTACAAATTAAGAATCAGGTTAGGAAAATGATTGCAGACGGAATCAGAGTCGATTTAATTTTGATTGACTATATCGATTGTGTTCTACCCGAAAACCCTAACAAAGATGAGTGGAAGAGTGAAGGTTCAGTTATGAGACAATTTGAGGCAATGTGCCATGAACTAAATCTTGTTGGTTGGACGGCAACCCAAGGAAACAGGTCATCTATATCTTCAGAAGTCGTAACTACAGACCAAATGGGAGGTTCAATCAAGAAGGCACAGGTTGGTCACGTTATTATATCAATAGCAAAAACACTACAACAAAAAGAAATGAACTTGGCAACAATAGCAATTACAAAATCTAGACTTGGAAAAGACGGAGTAATATTCGAAAACTGCAAGTTCAATAATGAATTACTTGAGATAGACACAGAATCGTCTGTGACTTTCTTAGGATTTGAAGAACAGAAAGAAGAAAAGAATAGAGATAGAGTTAGGGAACTTTTGGAGAAAAGAAAACAAAAGGAACAAAAAAATACACCAAACTAAATATCTACTTTTTTTCAAAAAAACTTATTTTTTTTCTTGTAAAATGTAGTCCGCTTTCAGAGCAACACTATATTTATTTGAAAAATCGACGATTTTTTTATAAAAAATAACAACAATAAAAATTAAAAAATGGACATTTCGAACAGAATACTCAGTGATATTACAGTGTACATGAAGTACGCTAAGTTTATTCCTGAGTTGAACAGAAGAGAAACGTGGCAAGAATTAGTCACAAGAAACATGGAAATGCATATCAAGCAATTCCCTAAATTAGAAAAAGAAATTAGAGAGAACTACATGTATGTTTTTAAAAAACAAGTTCTCCCATCAATGAGGTCAATGCAATTTGCAGGAAAACCAATTGAGATTTCTCCAAACAGAATTTATAACTGTGCTTTTGCACCAATTGATGATTGGAGAGTTTTTTCTGAAGTAATGTTCTTGTTACTCGGTGGTACAGGTGTTGGATATTCTGTTCAAAAGCATCATGTTGAGGCTTTACCTGAAATCCTTAAACCAAATAAGGAAAGAAAAAGAAGATGGTTAGTTGCTGACTCTATTGAAGGATGGGCAGACGCAGTCAAAATTTTAGTAAAGTCATACTTCTTTGGTGGTTCGCAAATTGAATTTGATTTCAGTGACATCAGACCAAAAGGTGCGAGACTTGTTACTTCCGGTGGAAAGGCTCCAGGCCCTCAGCCATTAAAAGAGTGTCTCATTAAACTCGAAGGTATTTTAGATTCAAAAGAAAACGGAGAGAAGTTAAGACCAATTGAAGTTCACGATATGGTTTGTCATATTGCAGATGCAGTATTGGCGGGTGGTATTAGAAGAGCTGCTCTTATATCATTGTTCTCTGCAACTGATGATGAGATGATTGGATGTAAGTCAGGTGCGTGGTGGGAAACAAATCCACAAAGAGGTAGAGCAAATAACTCAGCTGTGTTGCTCCGACACAAAATAACTAAAGAGTACTTCATGGACCTTTGGAAGAGAATTGAAGCAAGCGGAGCTGGTGAACCCGGAATTTATTTAACCAATGATAAAGATTGGGGAACCAATCCTTGTTGTGAAATTGCACTTAGACCATTCCAATTCTGTAATTTAACAGAGGTAAACGTGTCTAATGTTGTTTCTCAAGAAGACTATGAAGATAGAGTTAGAGCTGCGGCTTTTTGTGGTACGCTACAAGCTGGTTACACTAACTTCCATTACCTGAGACCTATATGGCAAAGAACTACTGAGAAAGATGCACTTATCGGAGTATCAATGACAGGGATTGGTTCAGGCGCAGTATTAAAATTAGATATGAAAGCCGCATCTAAAATTGTTAAAGAGGAAAATAAAAGAGTCGCTGAACTACTTGGAATTAACCCAGCGGCGAGAACAACTACTGTAAAACCTGCAGGAACTACTTCACTTACATTAGGAACTTCTTCTGGAATCCATGCTTGGCACAATGATTATTATATCAGAAGAGTTAGAGTTGGTAAGAACGAAGCAATCTATACTTACTTGAAGGAGAATCACCCTGAGTTGGTTGAAGATGAATATTTCAGACCACACGATACTGCGGTTATTGGTATTCCTCAGAAAGCTCCTGAAGGTTCAATTTTGAGAAACGAATCACCAATTCAACTCTTAGAAAGAGTTAAAAAAGTACACGTAGATTGGATTAAACCTGGACATAGAAGCGGTAGTAACTCTCACAACGTATCTGCAACAGTTTCTATTCGTGAACACGAATGGCCTGCGGTAGGTGAGTGGATGTGGGAAAACAGAGACCACTATAACGGATTATCCGTACTTCCTTATGATGGAGGTACATATATTCAAGCTCCTTTCGAGGATTGTACCAAAGAAAAGTACGAAGAGTTAATGGAAACATTACATGAGGTTGATTTATCTAAAATTGTAGAATTGGATGATGAAACTGATTTGAGTGGAGAGTTAGCTTGTGCTGGCGGAGCATGTGTTTTAGTTTAAAACCTATGGAAAATACAAATAAAGAAAGGGAGAATCAAAATCAGATTCTCCCTTCTGATTATTACGTTGAAAACAATCGAGTGGTGTTTACTGAAGAATACCACATAAGAAGAGGTCATTGTTGTGGTTCACATGGAGGATGTAGGCATTGTCCGTACCAACCAAAAGGAGTTAAAGGAAATACTACTTTAGTTGAAAAATAGAATTTGTATATTTATGTAGTATGGCAAATGGTATTACTTATGGACTCTTTTTTCCATTCCAAGATTCTCGTAGAGGGGATTATTTGGCACTTACTGAATACGAACCACAGGAGATAAGGTCCGATTTAATTCATCTACTTTTAACAAGAAAGGGTTCTAGATACTTTTTACCTGATTTTGGAACTCGTTTGTATGAATATATATTTGAACCATTCGACGGACTTACATTCTCGGCTCTTGAGGCTGACATACGAGATTCAATTTCTACGTATTTACCTAACCTTACAATAAATAATATCTCTATCGAACCAATTACTCCCGAAGATGAGGTTGATGGAGACTACGTCACAACTGCGGGAGGTAATCAAGTTTTCGATGTTTATAGAGTCCCAGGAAAAAATACAAGCGAATATACCGCTAAAGTGAGGATAGATTATTCATCGAGTAATTCAGTTTTCGCACAATCTGATTTTGTTATAATCAATATTTAATATAAGATGGCAAATAATAAAATTTCTTATACGGTCCGAGATTACCAAGGAATCAGAGCCGAACTACTCAATTATGTCAAAACTTATTATCCTGATTTAATTCAGGATTTTAACGATGCATCAGTTTTCTCTGTATTCTTGGATTTGAATGCTGCCGTTGCAGACAATTTACATTATCATATAGATAGAAGTATTCAAGAAACTGTTTTGCAATATGCGCAACAGAGGTCATCTATATATAATATTGCTAGAACATACGGTCTTAAAATACCGGGTCAGAGACCTTCAGTATCACTTGTTGACTTTTCTATTACGGTTCCTGCTTTCGGTGATAAAGAAGATGAAAGATATTTGGGTCAATTAGTAAGAGGTTCGCAGATTACAGGAGCGGGAATAGTATTTGAAAATGTATATGATATTGACTTCGCATCTCCTTACAATGCTCAAGGGTACCCAAATAGATTGAAAATTCCAAACTTTAATTCTAACAACGTAATTATAAATTATACAATTACAAAAAGAGAACTTGTTGTAAACGGTATAACGAAAGTTTTTAAGAGAGTAATTTCTCCTAACGATGTTAGACCTTTCTTTGAATTATTCTTACCTGAAAAAAATGTTTTGGGTATAACAAGTGTTCTTTTGAAAAATGGAACAGATTATACAAACATACCTACAGCGGCGGAGTTTTTGGGATTAGCAAACAGATGGTATGAAGTAGATGCTTTGGCGGAAGATAGAATTTTTATAGAAGACCCAACAAAAGTATCTGACCAACCAGGAATCAAAGTAGGAAGATACATTCAAACTAATAACAGATTTATTTCTGAATTCACTCCTGAAGGTTTTAAAAAAATGACATTTGGAGGTGGAACAACTTCATCACAGGAACAATTGAATTTATTTACAAACTTAGGAGGTCCACTCAATATACAAAACTATCTTAATAATTTTTCTTTAGGTTCTGCGCTAGTACCTAATTCTACATTATTTGTTCAATACAGGGTAGGTGGTGGATTGGGAACAAACTTAGGTACAAATGTTATTAACCAAGTTGGAAACGTAACATTTTATGTAAATGGTCCTTCGGAGGCAACAAATAATTCCGTAATTAATTCATTGAGATGTGTGAACGTAACAGCAGCGATTGGAGGGGCAAATCAACCTACAACAGAGGAAATTAGAAATTATGTTTCGTTCAACTTTTCCGCACAAAAAAGAGCAGTTACTGTATCCGATTATGAGTCATTGATAAGAACAATGCCGGCCGAATTCGGGGCTCCAGCTAAAGTTGCAATCACTGAGAATAACAATAAAATTTTAATTCAAATATTATCTTACGATACACAAGGGAAACTTACAAGTATTGTTTCTAATACACTTAGACAAAATATTGCAAATTATTTATCAAACTATAGAATGATGAATGACTACATCTCAGTAGAGACAGCTAAAGTAGTTGATTTGAGTGTGGAAGTATCCGTTGTATTAACTACAACACAAAATTCAGGACAAATTATAACAGATATTGTTAATAAAGTCTCTGAATATTTCAATCCACTATTCAGAGAATTGGGACAAAACGTTTATCTATCCGAGATAAGAAGTATTATTCAAAATCAAAATGGTGTCATAACTGTTGCAGGGTTAGATGTCTTCAATAATGTAGGAGGACAGTATTCTTCTTTCGAAACATCTATGGCTTATTCAAATAGTGAGACTAGACAAATAAGACCTGTAGACGATACAATTTTTGCAGAACCTAGTCAGGTATATCAAATTAGGTACCCAACAAGAGACATAAGAGTTAGTGTCAAAAATTTCCAAAACACGACACTTTCTTAATAGATTTATTTATTTAGTTCTATTTCTAAATTTCAATTACCCATCTTCCATTAAAATTTTGGGGTAAACTATTTATCATAAAAGACTCTATGGGTCAAAGTTATAGAATTAGAACTGAAGTTGGTGTTGACAAAACAATTAATTTACAATTAGACCAAGACTTTGAATTTTTAGAAATACTATCTTTAAAAATTCAACAAGCTGACGTATACACAAGATATTGTGCGGATTATGGTGTTGTAGTCGGAAGAGTCACTGCAAATAACGGAACGGGAATTCCAAATGCTAAAGTTTCTGTTTTTATTCCTGTATCAGAACAAGACTTACTAAATCAAGAGTTACGTTCGATATATCCGTACACATCAACTGATGATGTGAATGAAGACGGTTATAGATATAATCTATTACCTTATGAAAAGTCATATAGTAAACATGCGGCAACAGGCACTTTCCCAACAAGATTAGACGTATTAACAAATGCAACCGCAGCAGAAATATATGACAAATATTTCAAGTTTACGGTAAAAACAAACGATAGTGGTGATTACATGATAATGGGGATTCCTTTGGGTTTCCAAACAATTGTAATGGATGTTGACCTTTCAGATATTGGGGAGTTTTCTTTAACACCACAAGATTTAATAAGAATAGGGAGGGCAACAGAAGCACAAGTTTCAGGTGGTAGTTTCAGAACATCTTCGGATTTAAGTACATTACCGCAAATTGTTAATATAACTAAAACAGTTGAAATTGCACCTCTTTGGGGTGAACCTGAGATATGCCAAATTGCAATCAACAGAGTCGATTTTGATTTGAGAGAAGATGCAAATATTGACATACAACCAACTTCTGTTTTTATAGGCTCTATATTTTCTAACTCGGATGAATATAGGGTAAGAAAAAATTGCAGACCGAGGGACAATACGGGAGAACTTTGTAGTCTTCAGTCAGGGCCAGGTCAAATTTTAGCAATAAGACAAACAATTCAACAAGACGAAGACGGTAATCCTATATTGGAACAATATCAATTGGAACAATCAGGAAATGTAATTGACGAAGATGGAACGTGGGTCACTGAACTACCCATGAATTTAGATTATATTGTGACTAATGAATTTGGTGATAGAATATTATCACCTGACCCTGAAGTTGGTATTCCTACAAAGGCAAGATATAGATTTAAAATAAAATGGCAACAGGCTAAAGGGTTGACACAACAAACAAGAAGAGCTGATTTTCTTGTTCCTAATGTAAGAGAGTATGGATGGAGAACTTCGGCGGACCCATACTTAACTACATTAAGTACTTCCTCTGAATATAAACAACTAAGAAGTTCGTATTATTTTGGTTTGGATTGGTCCGGTTATACAAATGGATTCGGGGATTCAACTAACCAAGTATTAGATAGTATAATCAATTGTGAAGATACTTTTTTTGAATTTAAATTCAATAAGGTATACACCATCTCAGGACTTATAGACCAATATAAGAAAGGAAACAGGGCTAGGTTTATAGGGATTAAAGAAATAGGTAATAACGATTGTGCAGCAACTGTGAATAAATTCCCTGTCAATGAGGGATATAGGAATTTTGATACACTATTTTTTGTGTTTTCATTATTAGTCACACTTTTCCAATATATTGGTTCTTATCTATTGATTTTGGCTCACGTAATTGTTGGAACAATATATCAAATTATAAATTTTTTAGGTCGTCTAATAGGCATAAAACCAAAGACTGGTGGTATACCTATAAGATTACCTATGATTACTTATCCTGAATGTCAGAGTTGTGATTGTAAACCTGCAGATACAACAACATCACTGATTGATGCATTTGGAAATGGAGTTCTAACACCAGTATCGAGTCCTTTCAAATACTACGAAAATTTTACTCAGTATTTGTATGGTAGAAATTATCAACCTGAAGAGGATGTAAGTATAATAGCAGACCTTTACTCACAAGGTATGGGTGGTAATATAGACTCTGGAGATGCTACTGTTTACAAAGTTCCAAAATCAAATGTGCAGAGAGAAGTTTCTGAGGATGAAGATAAGATGTTTGTTTGGAGTATGGACCTACCATTGGGAGAAAGAATTAATATTTTCAATCAAAGAACTTCATATTTTACAGGAATAAATAGAATTAGGGTTAGCTTCGATAATCCAAATAATGTAGGCTCAAACCATCTTGATAATACAATCACAGTTTTATCAACTAGAAGTTATAGTACGGGACAACTTCTCACCACCGTTAATCCTGGTACTACTTCAGATGTAAATGCAACATACGTAGAAGTAACTAATAATGGTGAATTTTTTGGAATCACAGGAACACCAGTGACAGGACCACAACAAATTACCTTAAGATATTGTAATGAAAATAACCAAACGTTAGAAAAAACCACTACATATAATTTAAGTACAGGAACTACTTTCAATAGACAAGGTTTTCCTATGGATAGAGAATATTTTCAAGTAGTAACCGCAATAACAGTTTCGGAGTTTTTAACACTATCTAACAGTTCAGAATTACACACATTTCCAAATGTTATATCTTCCAAAACAACTCTAAGGTGGATGGAACATAACAATGGTGTTGAATACAGAGAAAGAAGTGTTCCAACAAACGCATTTGCTTATAAGGATTTTTATGAAAATTTTGGAGAAGAGTATGTTTTGATATTACAAAGAGGAGTCGACCCATATTCACCATTATTACCAAACAAATATAATTTAGGTAGAATTTTTGGATATAATATAGATGATAGTAGATTTTCTTTCACAATTAATTCGAGATTGAATATACCAATACAAAAGGTTAATCCAACCTCAACAGTACAACAATTTAATAATCAAAATAATTTATTTTATAATTCATATTTCTTTACTCCAGGTTCACAGTTTTCTGCTTTTACATCATCTTCTGTCGGGTACTATGGTAAGTTAGGAAATAGGGTTTTTCCTGAACCAGAAGTTTTTCCTGGAATACCAACTACATCTCTTTTTGCTGGACCTGTACCTTTATTTGGTGCTGTCGGATTAATTAGTCAAAGTACTAACGATTTTCATAGTAATAACATTAGTGTTGGAAAGTACGATAATTCAGAAGACGTTTCAGGGAACGCAGTTATATTTGGAGAAGTTACAAGGGTTAAAGGGTGGCTTTCTTTTTTGAATCCTGTAACCGCAATTTTAGACAGTACCAACATTGCATATAATGAAGTAGAATACTATTATTACTCTCCAAATCTATATCCTGATTTACTTCAAAATCCATTACCTATTTCAGATAAAAATAAAATTATTATGAGGACTGATGCTTTACCATCATCAGACGCTTTGGATGGGTTAAAGTGGAGTTCACCAAATGTTGCAGTCTTACAACAAAATATAAATTTTGCATTTTATGAGATTGTAGACCCAACAACAAATTCAATATCTTCCCAATATCCTGTAGGTGCGGACCAAATACAACCAGATATTGAAGACCAAATTTATGCAGCTAATGTTTTGGAAAGTTTCAATTGTGAAAACATGGTTTCTTTAGATTGTTATACAGGGTTCAGTAATAATTTTGGTATTAGTACCGCGTGCGCTAAAAATGACCAAGTTGAAAGCGGATGTTATGTCTTATTTACAAGACCACTTTTTGGTCTCGCAAAAGATATACAAAAATTCAATGAATGGGGTATTAGATATAAATTTTTCTATGGAATTTGTAGGGGTGTTCTTTCACAAACATTTACAAACAATTGGGTAAACGGTACACTTTTTGCATTCCCCATACAAGTTGACACTTATTATGATAGACAAAATAAACCATCAGATGTCAGGTTTTGTAAAGATTTAGTTTTTTTCGATGACGATACTTCTAATTTTTATTATAGAAGTAGCCCATACAGTCTCCTTCGAAATAAATTTATTGGTAAAAATGCGACCGAGTCATCAGCCGTAAACCAAAAAAATCTTTTATTTCCAACGACAATAATTGATTTGGGATATAAAGATAGTTTTTACGACGAAATAACGTTGGACCCAGCAACTAATGCATTTATATTAGATGGTCTAAACCCAACAAGTTATTCTGACACGTCTGATATAATAAATTTATTTGTAATTTCAAGAATATTGAATTCATCCTTTTTACAAGGAGATGCAATTCAAAATTTATTTAGTAGAAATAGTGGTAGGAGTAGAAGAGTTGACGGTGATTTAGTGCAAATGTTGTCAATAAATTCAGAGGAAGGATTGATAAAATTCAGTCCTGAGTTTTATGATACAAACACCGACAATAGTCCTGTTGGAATTTACGGAACTCCAAGCAATCCTACCATAGGTATATTTTTCTCATCGACAAGTGAAAATCTCCAGTTTAAAGATTTTATTACACCAGGTAGAATAAATTTCAGAAGTTCACCTACGGCAAATGCCACACCGTATTATTATGGTATTAAAACACAAATAGTACCATTCTATCGATGGAGTTTGCAAAATGATTCAAACATTTTTGGTACTCAAATAAATAATTGGGCTACAAATGAAATTGATATTGTGCAAGAGGGCTACCAATCTGTCGATAGAGTGCTTAATCAATATTTTAAAGGCAGTGGGATTGTTAATGACTTGAATATGAGAGGGTACATATTCAATGTTCTAAATGATACTGTCCCGAATTCTGGAACAGAATTTAAACCAAAGGGACCTCCAATAAATAATAAATTTTTAGTAGGTGCACCATTCCATTTTTATTTCGGAACAATAGTTGGTGCAACGGCATTAGAAAAATTCAAAGAAAAATACGGGTTAAGTGAATAGATTTACAATCATACCAAGTTCTCAACAATACAAGTCGGCACCTTCCGAGGACCAACAATTGCAAATAAGTTTACAAGAACAAAGTCAAACGTTGGTTGAATATGATAGGACTGCGAATGTTAGTTTAGCTCAAGTATTCGATGAAGAAAGACAAGCATCAACAATATTCAGACCCACTTTTAAAGTAAGTTACTTGTATGAAAATTTATTTACAGGAACAACCGAATACCTTCCATTTCAGTATAATTTATATTTGGTTGATGGACAAAGTTCAGTCTTCACAAAAGTATGGAAAGGCTACCCACAATATTATGAATTTGATTTTTTCAGAGACGACATAACAAACACTCACATAAATTATAAGTCCAAGAGTGCTTTTACATATAACTGGACGTATTATTACTCATATCCGTTTAAAAATAATTTTGATGTAAATTTATCTGCAACTTTGAATAATACAACATTCGATTGGGTTGCAAAAGATGGAATCCCCTTCGTTATAAAAAAATCGACGGTAAATGGAAATCCAATTATATCATTTGAATGTATATCACCACATGGACTAACCGTAGGTGAATCTGTTGAACTCAAAGTAAACAATCAAATTGTTAGTTATAGAACACAAACTTTATTTGAAGTATTCGATTTAGGTAATGGCCTACTTGGAAGTGAAGTTTATATATTCAGTATCTATGATATAGGATTTACAGGAAATACTTTTGCTAATTCAGTTGTTGGTACTTTTAAAAGAGTTGTTAATTTTGATAATATTGAAGAAACCAAATCGAAATATTATATCAGACAACATAAAATAATTTCTAATATCGACGATGTTATAGTGACCAAAACAGGATTTGAAAAAAACTCATTTAATGACGAAAAGAAAATTGAGTTGAGTTCAATAACTCCAAACAAAATAACAAGAATCTCACAAAAAAATAGTTCAAACACCTACACAATTACACCTGCGAGAGACTTGAATTTGGCAAATCTATTAGATAATCAACAAAGACCTTTATCAGAACTATTCTTAACGATTATTAATCGAGGTTATTCGGGATATTTTAATGCACCAACAAACGGTGTTGCGTTAAAACAGGGATGGTTATTCAATATAACCAAAACAAATAACTCTTGGTGGTCTTCTACAAATATAAATTCAAACTCGAGTATAGGTGTAAGTTCTTACACCCAAACAAACGGAGTAACCAAAACTTTTTATTATAATCAAAACTTAAAAGTAGGAGATATAATTGATGGGGATTTTTGTGAATGGAATGAGTATTTTCAAATAGAACGAGTAATATCGAAATATTATCACAAACTGAAATTCAATCAAAACGTGTTTCAAACATCCATATCGAGTAATCCTTCAGGTTATTATTATCAACCACACCACTCAATTACAATAAGAGTTTTTTCTGATTATATCGAAACTGCAAAAATAAATGAAGTAGACTCAGTACCGAGTTATTCATTTTATTCTGTGTCCGATGAAAGTTTTAGATGGAGAGATTTGTACACCTATGGGTTTATTGATAATTTAGGAAGAGGGGTAGATTATCCTTTTTTCAATGGAGCTCAATATCCTTATTCAAATACAATATTTAAATTAATACCTGACGATAGAGACTTCGACTTCAACGACGGATTGACAGGACTTGAAGTACCTTATAAACCTTTAATAGATAAGTGTGAATAAATTCAATTTTTTAAGGAATATTGCACCTAATAAAAACATCAACATACCAATTGAGTTGAAATGGGATTATGAGGGACTTGACGATGCTATTGACCAATATGAAATAAAATCGGTAAAAGACGTTGTTGGTGTTGGGTATGATTTTGAGGTCAACAGATTTCCACACGCTGCCGACACGAACGGGAAAACGGAAATAAATTATGAGTTTTATTTTTATTCTGGTGGTAGTTTAACTTCATCTACAAATTGGCAAAATAGTTATTTGGGAGAAGGATTTACCTCGCAAGATATATTTTATTACCGAAACAGATTTTCAAATTCTTTTTTCAAATTGGATTTTTATGATAGTGTTGACGAGAAAAGACAAAAAAATTATTTCACAATTATTATACCCACACAACAGGGAGAATTTATGGACATCAATATGGCACGAACCCCTGTTAAAATAAGGAAACCCAAATATAAATTAGATTATATTGGGGATAAAGAAGGTTTTTTTATTTATTGGTTAAAAAGTTTGAAGTTCTTACCCATCAATACTTTCTACATGACTGCAAAATTTTACAATGCTAGTACAGGGCAATTCACTAAAATGATGAACGAGCCTCAATCATCTTTAGCAACCTCTTCGTTTGGTAATAATGTTTATGCTTTTGACAGCACAATTTATTTTTATTATAGAGTAGTTTTAGATTATATAGATTTAAATTACAAAATATTCGACATAAAAACAGGAACAAGAATAGGGACCACAACTCCTATTAAATGGTTCGAGTACGTAAATCCTCCAAGACCATGAGTAATTCTTATAAATTTATTATATCTCCTGAAACAGTAACTAGCGACATCAAAACCACAACAGTTGATGGTGTTAGTGTTGGATATTATGAATCAATGCAAAAATTAATAAGTTCAGGACCAAATGGTACTTCTACTCTGACAGGACTTACAGTTCCTATTTTATTGACACAAACAACATATGATGCAGGATATTATACTCCTTTCGATGGAGAAATCTTACAACAAGACATCGTAACAAATTTTTTATTCTCAGCAACAACTTCATCACCATATACATATTATTTTTACAACACATCGCAAAATTATCAAAAGTTTATTGAACTCTCTACTTATTCAGTAGATTGGGGTGATGGCTCACAAATAGAAGTAATAACTACTTATACACCTAATTACATTTCACATACATATCCAACAGGAGTAAACTCATACACAATAAGATTGAAACAAGTAAATCCATGGGGTGTCGTTGATGTTTACAAAAAAATAAAAGTTCCATTTAAAAATGAAGTAATTTATAACCCAAAGGGTAGAGTTTTCTTTACATCTAATGTTGGAAGTTGGTCTGCAACTCCCATAAGTTATGATTATATATTTAGTGGAGATGCGGTCAACACAGTTAATTCACAAATAAGTTCCAACTACACAACAGTCCCATTTACAGTTTCGTCTGAAACAAAATCTAGAGTTACAGAATTAGCACAATACGGATTGAAGACATATGTTGTTGGTGCACCTGTAATAAAGAATGGTGAAATATACGGTGCGATTACAGATATGAATCCAATATTTACGGCATATACTATACAAAATGTTGATTATTATGATTATAAAGAAGGATTCACTTTAAGTTTTGCACAATCTTCAGGTTTAACTGAAAATAATATAACTGCAGAACCAATTACAAAAGACGAATCTTTAATAAAAGTTATAGACCAAGGACAGATTCAGACAGACATATTTGTTGAGAGAGGAAAAAATAGTGCGTTTGAAAGAGTACAAAGATTGGGAGAGGTAGATAATTTAGGGGATTTATTAAATTATGGATATGGATTTTTCAACGTTGAAAAAAGGACATAAACTATTTATAAAATATAATACAATAAAATGGCAATAGGAACATATGGAACACTGAGACCAAGTGATGTTTCTCCAGATGATGTGGAGATAATTCTTAATTATACACCATCAAGGGATGTTACAAATTCTTTCGTGTTGAAAAGATTAGATGCATCAACAATTTTGAGACCTTATTTTAATAACTCCGAAACGGGAGGAAATAATGGTGTAGAAATTTTAGGTGGATTATATAATTTAACATTACCGGCAGATGAGTTTAACCAACTTGGAATTTACACTCTTTATTTGAGAGCTGCTCAGATTAGAACAACAATAACGGATTGCGGTATATTAAGTGCTCTTCCAAATGTTAAAGGTTTAGTTATTGATTTAACTAATGTACCCTCGAATTTTTTAAATAAATTTGTTCCACAAGGTCTAGTCGGATTTAGAATTGAATACTTAAATGCTGACGGTTCAAAAATTCCGAACTTCTTCAGAATTATAACTTCATGTTTCTATTGCGAACCAATCATAACAAATCAAGTAAACACATCTCAAAAAGCGATTAGGTATAGGTATGTTGATGGGCAGACAAATTTACTTTTTTTAACTGTTTCACCCTCTTCATCACCAACAAACAAACCAAATGCGACACCATTTATAGGACAACCAGACCAAGATATTATTATAAGCAACACATATTTCAATCCTGTAAGTATAGAAGTTGAAATGGTAGAGTATGATATTTCATCACTGGCGATAGCTCTTTATGGAAATCAAACTAAATCAATTGATGATGGAATTTACACAATATACGATTCTGCAAATAACATTTACAGACAATACAACTTATATGAGATTAGAGACCAATTCAACGCGTTGTTGTACGAGGTTAGAGAAAGTAGGGGCAACAATATAGATTTCAGTAAGAACTTTAACACAATAACGAGCTAATGGCGTCAACAAGGCAAAAATATTTTTATCCTCCGAGGCCAGGCAGTGGAGCTGGAACATTCTCGGATGAAATCGTAGGATTACAAACGGTTAATGGAGGAGGTCTTACCCAAGGTAATTTTGAATTTACAACGTCTGTTGCTGAAAAAGTTAATAGAACTTTTAATGTTGGGGCATTTTCTTCACCTATTAGTTTAGAAAACTTACAAATAAATTCAACCTTAGAAGGTGATAGAATCTTACAGACACAATTCAGAGTAGTACCAAATTTTGATGTTTCACAAGTTGGTAATTTTTCGATGTATGGTTCTCTGGCTAAAAGATTTAGTGTATCTATCACAAAGATTATTAATTTCTTTCCTGCTGGATTGGATGTACTCTATTCACAATTAAATTTTACAACGGGAGCAACCGCAACAAATATTTCTTTCGACTCAGTTAATAATGAGACTTATTTCGAGGTTAATGTTAATAGGATTAATAATCCTTTTGAAATAGATTATTCAACAAACGCAACAACTAATCTTAGTGTTAGAGAAATGGAAGTTTCTAAGTATAGGAACTTATCCAAAACTTATTTGGATTATGCAATTCATATCGATGATATAGAATATAAGATAGAATCCTTTACACCTTCACCCTCACTAAGTACAGGTACAATTTCATTTTATGTTTCAGGAGCACCTTTTGGTACAACTGCAACAACTTATTATCAAGATTTTGTTATTAGACCAAATAACATGACCGTCGATAAAGTGTTCGAAGAAAATTTTGATGTAATAGAAAAATATCTTCTGAACAGATTAGTATCTCCCGAATACACTGCAGATTTTAAAGTTCCTCAACAGGATGATTTTGGTCAATTTTATCTTTCGAATGTATTGGTGACTTGGCCGAAAGATGGTACATGGAACTTAGATATAAGGTCAGTTGGTTTTGACAATTATTTGGAGAGACTAGAATCCGTTGCAGTAAACATGGACGAGTTTAAAACTAATCTATTGTCGAGATTCTTGGTTTCAGGTTCATTAAAAGAATTCGATACTTTGGGACAAAAGGTTGAAAAAGTATTTCAACTTTATGGTAGAAGTTTTGATGAAATAAAAATTTTTATTGACGGTTTGGCGTACATGACCTCAGTCGATTACGTACCGGCAAATGACATACCATCTCAATTATTGTATAACTTAGCAAGAACTTTAGGATGGTCTTCTAACTTTTCGCCAATTGCAGATGAGAACTTTTTACAAAGTGTTTTTGGAAATCAAGCGGTGAATGAGTATCCTGGTTTCTCTAGAACATTGACACCAACAGAACTCAATTACCAATTCTACAGAAATTTAATTTTAAATTCTGCTTATCTTTTCAAATCCAAAGGAACAAGAAGGTCTATAGAATTTCTCTTGAGATTAATAGGTGCTCCTGATTCCTTGGTAGAATTTAACGAACACATATACTTGGCTGACCAAAAAATAAATATGGAGGTCTTTGACTCTCAATACGCAGCCATATCAGGAGGTACTTACGTACAAGAATTACCATCACTACTACCTGGAGACACATATAAAATAAAGGGTCAACTGTACACAGCTTTTACTGTGACTGATGAGTATCAAGAAGTTAATGTTGATAGAGCAGATTATCCTGTTGACGATGAGGGTTTCCCCAAAGCTCCAACACCTAACGAAAATATGTTCTTTCAAAAAGGCGCTGGCTGGTACCAAGTAACCCCACAACACAGAAGTCCTGATGAAGTAGTTTTGAACGGCGCAATCTATACTGGACAAAATTATGATATACAAACACAATTACAACCTTTCACCTATGGTCAAATCTATTTGGATTTATATAGACAATTTCCTTTTATGACCGAGGGATTCAAACTTAGAAAGGTTATTGATAATAATAAATCATGGTTGGCGGACGACGATAAAATAAGAATATCTAAACAGGGAAACTATAACGCTTATTATTTCGTAGATAATGAGAAGTTAGTTTTGAATGCGAAGAATGTTGAAATTGCTTTGAATCCTGGACAAGGTTTGGCTTATGATGTTTGGGACGAATCTGTAAATTTTGATTATCCAATACCTGAATCTGGTTTTAGTGCGACATTCGTAGTACCAGGTGGTATAGATATAACCTACATAAATCCTGAACCGAAAAAGAAAACATTTTTTGAATTTTTACAGACTTTCTGGCAAAATACAATCAACACGAGAAATAGACAATTTATTACCGATGGAAAAACAGGAGGCTATCCAACTCTACAATCAATATTTTGGAAATACATAGAATCACAACAAACCGTAGGTATTCCAAATAACAAGTATACCTATCAAAAGTTAATTGATTATGTTGAGGGACTTGGTCCTTATTGGATGAAACTGATTGAACAAATGGTTCCAGCAACAACAATATGGACATCAGGAATAAAATATGAAAATTCTATTTTCCACAGACAAAAATTTGTATATAGAAGACAGAGAGGGTGTGAATTTGTACCTGTACCGGTACAATCTTGTTATATTGTTTCGAATATTTTTGATTATACCTGCAGCAAAGAGTTTGTAGACTTTTCAATCTATCCTTGGTTAAACGGGGATATTACTGTTTCAAACTTCAGTAGTATTTTGAACAACAGATTGAATAATTTTCTAACATCACAAGGTTTATTAATTACCGATTGTTTATTAGATTCTTTAAAATCAGAATGGTTTGTAGATTTAAGATTGAATGACCAAATAATAATTCAAGAACAATTCTATACGGGCTACGGTTCTACTGACGTTCCTACAAATACTGCTTGGAGAACTGCTCTTATAAATAATTTACCACAACTAACATCATATAATTTGGGATATTTTTTAAATGGTAATGATTTGACTGTATATAATTTGACTATGACACCAATTAACATCGGAGAGAACCTGTTTTTAAATGTTGGTATAAATATAGAAATAAGTTGTGATGGCTGAATTTAATTATACCATATTAATCACAGGAGACTGTGAAAGTAATTCATCAGGTAGTATAAGTATTCTACCTTTCGGTGGTACACCACCATACATAGTTACTTGGGAATCACCTGATTTGGGATATGATACAATTACAACTTTTCCATCGGTAAGAACAGGATTAAGTGCTCAGGCTTATGCGGTTAGATTGAGTGATAGTACATTACCTACCAATCTACAATTTTTGGCTAGTATTCCAGTATCAAGTGGAGTATGTACAAATATAACTAATGTTTATAATACCACTTGTGATTTACAAAATGGTTCTATAAGTGCAAGCTCTAGTTCAGATTATTCATCTACAAATTTTTATCTTTACACTTCGGCGGGTACACTCGTAAACTCTGCAACTACAAATACAAATTTTGTAAATTTTGACAGTTTAAGTGCTGGAACGTACTATATTACTGTACTTGATTTAGGGGGGTGCACGGGACAAAGTCAAACCATGGTAATTGGTAATTCAACACCATTTGATTATGATGCGTACATAGTTCCTAATTCTTCTTGTGGAGGTTCTGCAATTGGCAAAATATACATTACAGGACAAACTGGTTATTATCCCTACACATATCTTTGGAATAATGGTCAGACAGGGGATACAATTACAGGATTGACTGAAGGAGTTTATAGTGTTACAGTGACAGATTATGTTGGATGTACTTTAAGTAAAAGCTTTACAGTACCGAAAGTAGACCCTATTGGATTTGGAAATTTTATAGTATCCCAACCAACATGTTTTCAAAATAATGGGTCACTCACGATGGTAATCACGGGAGGAACCGTCCCTTATTTTTATTCGGCATCTACAGGTGCATTTCAAATATCTTATGCTAAAACTTTCACAGTAACAGGACTAACTGCAGGTGCCGTAACTATCAAGGTTACTGATTCAGGATTTTGTAGTATAACTGAAACCGCACAACTACTCACACCAAATGGTATGAGCTCAGTTTCAATTAATAGTACAAATTCAAACTGTTCTCAAAATAACGGAGTAATTTCGATAGATGTTGTTGGAGGAACAACTCCATATACCTATACATTAATTTATCCAACATCAAATACAACTTCGGTTTCAACATTAAGTACATCATATGATTTTACAAACTTAACGGCAGGTACATATACTGTAGTGGTTTCAGACAGCTCAGGCTGTTCATATCAAGAAGAAGAGACCATTATAGCGACGAACAAATTTAATATATCAACACAAATTACTGGTACTACTTGTGGTAATTCTAATGCGATTGTAAGAGTCACAAAAACCTCGGGAGGTACATCACCTTTTGATTATATTTTAGACAATACTATACAGATACTCGATACAACGCAATCAGCAGTCACATTCACAAATGTTTCTTCTGGTCTACATTCAGTATCGGTCGTTGATGCGGACGGATGTACAATTTCGGAACAATTTTATGTTGATTATTCAGAGCCAATTTCATATAGTCTTTATTCTTCGAGTTGTGGTAGTGGTAGTGAAGGAACAATAACTGCTTTCATTTCATCTGGTGTGCCACCTTTTACGTTTAGTTGGTCGGCAAATGTACCAAATAATCCTCAAACAATTACGGTCACAGGACTTACGGCTGGAACATATTCAGTTTCTATAATAGATAGTAGTGGATGTACTTTACAAAGAACTACTCAAATAACGTGTGGTTCGAGTTATGTTTCTTATCAGATTTATTCCATGGGTAGTGAGGAATTCCAAATTACTGATGGGACAAAATGTGGACTTTTGCAAATGTTGAATCAAGGTTTTTATGATTTAACGGAAACTAACAGTGGATGTATTTTGAGTTCCGCAACTTTTACTGCGAGAGTAATGGTTGAACCGGCAGGTGATACTTATGAAAGCGAATTTTATACAACTAATTCTCTTCTGTCACCTCCCTCAGATAATCTTTGGATTAATACAGTAAGGGGTTTGATATTAACAATTCCTGGTATTCAGACAGTTACAGTAAACGAATTTTCGAATCAAATCACTATACAAGCGGCACCTGATGGTCCATTAAACAGTCAACAGCTCACAGTCGATTTGTTGATTAGTTACGATATAATTTGTGAACAATGACAAGAGTAGAAATAATAAGTTTTACGGGTAATACACCAGCACAAGTTTATTATTGTGACTCTATGAGTGCTAATTGTGTATTTGTTGCAAGTGTGACCATATTTCCATATTCATTTGACGTTCCTTCTCCATATGACAATAACAACTTTATTGTTAAAATTACTGATTCAAAAAATTGTACGATTGAAGAATACGTTTATATTTTACCGTCACCAACACCTACAACAACAAACACCCCTTTCTTAACCCCATCAGATACACCTACAAATACACCAACAACAAGTGAAACACCAACATCTACAATAACCCCTACCCCTACAAAAACACCTCCTGTGCCTACACCCTCAAGAACTCCGGCACAAACCCCACTACCACCTTGCGAATCACCATCCCAAACACCAACTATGACACCAACACCAACTGTCACTATTTCATTTGGAGCTAGTTCTACACCAACTCCATCTGTTACTGAAACACCAACAGTAACTCCTACGAACACACCTACAAATACAGAAACACCAACAACAACCCCAACCAATACGCCAACTAATACTGAAACACCCACGGTCACTCCAACAGAAACTACGACCCCTACTGAAACTGGAACACCAACTCCGTCTGTTACTGAAACAACTACTCCTACACAGACTACGACCCCGACAGAGACTCCTTCGCCAACCCCAACACCATCAGTCACAGAAACTACAACTCCAACTCCAACAGTAACTCCTACAAATACAGTAACCCCAAGTCTAACACCTGCGGTTGAATTTGTTTCTTTCTTATTTATAGATTCTAACCAGCTGGAAGTAAGAACAGAATTAGACAACTATATGACATCTCAAGGAAGTGTATTTAGAGGTTTTAACATCAATTCTCCAAACTTAAATAATTCGGATACTTTTAATATAGAAATGAACTCATATGTGAGGTATTCAGGGTGGGGTGTTACAGAACCATCTATTAAGACAGGGGCAACATATAACATAACAAGAGGTGTTGATGCATACAACATACCTATCACCGCAAATACCATGACAACAACAAGAATTCTTTCTGGAACAACGACTCCAAATGGGGTTGCAGGTTGGTATACATGGATTATTCCTACTGCTGCAACAGAGACGAGAAGATATGCGACTTTAGTGACAAATATTAATAATCCTAACCTTAACACTACAGTCACGCAAAGGGCAAACATGTCATCAATAATATTCAATTATACTGGAGGAACAAATATACCGAATGGTGTATATAGAGTTTATTCTAGTTTCACAAATACAGGGTCAAGAATTACACAAAATAATAATAATATTTTCTTCCGCGGAGGTACATTAATTTGATGATTATTATAATTATAGGATATGCCATTTAATTATACATTACCTTTAGTTGACGGTGAATTTGCTTGGTACAACCAAGGAGACTCACCAAGTTTTCAGGCACCTGTGTCTCCTGCAACAGGAATACAAATAAATTCAGTTGAGCCTCTAACATATGATGTATATATTGCTGGTGGTTATATGTCTGTCTATAGTATAACTGACTTGAATTTAACAAACATTCCTCTCGAATTCTCAGGAGAAATTCTCATAACACAATCAGACCAACTAACTTCAGGAAGAAGAAAAGTGGGAATGTTAGTAAGAGTCATAGAGACAAATGAATTTTATGTTTTTCATATTACAGATTATGCTTCTAAATGGAACGCCGCGGAGAGCAATGGATTCATAACTTCAAAAGACGGGTTTCAATCCCCCAATAGTGTCGGTTTTATACCTGTCGTTATTGGATGGGATGTTACTGACCCAACAATTATTGCGGATTTTTCTTCAGATTCAATTAATACAGGAACAACTTTAGAAACAGGTTGGAATTTAATTTCTTTGGCAGGTGGAACGGGTATAAGTGGTTCCTCAGGAAGTTCTGGTTCATCAGGAACTGATGGTTCTTCAGGTACAAGTGGAAGCTCAGGAATTGATGGTTCTTCAGGTACGTCTGGCTCATCAGGAACAAGCGGAAGTTCAGGAATTGATGGTTCTTCAGGTACAAGTGGAAGTTCAGGCACATCTGGTTCATCAGGAACTGATGGTTCTTCTGGAACTAGTGGTTCTTCAGGAACAGATGGTTCATCAGGTACGTCAGGCTCATCAGGAACTGATGGTTCTTCTGGAACTAGTGGTTCATCGGGAACTGATGGTTCTTCTGGAACTAGTGGTTCATCGGGAACAGATGGTTCTTCTGGTACAAGTGGTTCATCAGGAACTGATGGTTCTTCTGGTACAAGTGGTTCATCAGGAACTGATGGCTCTTCTGGTACAAGTGGTTCTTCTGGTACTAGTGGTTCTTCAGGAACTGATGGTTCTTCTGGAACAAGTGGAAGTTCTGGTACATCGGGTTCTAGTGGTTCATCGGGAACAGATGGTTCTTCTGGTACAAGTGGTTCATCAGGAACTGATGGTTCTTCTGGTACATCTGGTTCTTCTGGAACAAGTGGAAGTTCAGGAACATCTGGTTCATCAGGAACTGATGGTTCTTCGGGCACAAGTGGAAGCTCAGGAACTGATGGTTCTTCGGGCACAAGTGGAAGTTCAGGAACAGATGGTTCTTCCGGTACTAGTGGTTCTTCTGGAACATCTGGTTCATCAGGAACTGATGGTTCTTCTGGTACGAGTGGTTCATCAGGAACTGATGGTTCTTCTGGAACTAGTGGTTCTTCCGGTACTAGTGGTTCTTCCGGTACTAGTGGTTCTTCCGGTACTAGTGGTTCTTCTGGAACAAGTGGAAGTTCAGGAACATCTGGTTCATCAGGAACTGATGGTTCTTCTGGTACAAGTGGAAGTTCAGGAAACTCAGGTTCTTCGGGAACATCAGGAATTACACCAGCACAAACTTGTTATTTGTGGGCGGCATTTACATCAAATCCTTCAAACGGAAGATTAAGTACAAATAGTGGAGCATTAGGACCAGCAGTAAATACAGTTTATATTAATGAGATTGATAAATACGGAGTCAACGTATCATCATATTTGAATAGCCTTACTATAGGTTCGTATATAACACTCTTAGGAGGAACAAATCAATATACTTACCGAATAACAAATAAATCAATTAATGGTACAATATACAATCTATCAGTATTGTATATTTCAAGTAGCGGTCCGAATACAAATCCTCTCGTTGGTAGTGATATATGTATTTTTGCAACAATATTTGGAAGTTCTGGTTCATCAGGGAGCTCCGGCTCCTCAGGAATTAGTGGAAGCTCTGGAACAAGTGGTTCTTCAGGTACGAGTGGAAGTTCTGGTACTAATGGTTCTTCTGGAACAAGTGGTTCTTCAGGTACGAGTGGAAGTTCTGGTACTAATGGTTCTTCAGGAACAAGTGGTTCATCAGGTAGTTCTGGCTCATCAGGAATAAGTGGAAGTTCTGGTACAAGTGGTTCTTCAGGAACATCAGGTTCTTCTGGAACATCAGGAAGCTCAGGAACATCTGGTTCAAGTGGTACGAGCGGTAGCTCAGGAACATCTGGTTCAAGTGGTACGAGCGGTAGCTCAGGTACGTCTGGTTCATCGGGAACTGATGGTTCTTCAGGAACAAGTGGTTCTTCAGGAACAAGTGGTAGTTCAGGAACATCTGGTTCTTCAGGTACAAGTGGTAGTTCAGGCACAAGTGGTAGTTCAGGAACAAGTGGTTCATCAGGAACTGATGGTTCTTCTGGAACTAGTGGTTCATCAGGAACTGATGGTTCTTCTGGAACAAGTGGTTCCTCTGGAACAAGTGGTTCCTCTGGTACAAGCGGAAGTTCAGGAACATCTGGTTCTTCTGGAACAAGTGGTTCCTCTGGTACTAGCGGAAGTTCAGGAACATCTGGTTCATCAGGAACTGATGGTTCTTCTGGAACTAGTGGTAGTTCTGGTACAAGTGGCTCATCAGGAAGTTCTGGCACAAGCGGCTCATCAGGAAGTTCTGGTACAAGCGGAAGTTCTGGTACAAGTGGTTCATCAGGTACTGATGGTTCTTCTGGTACGAGTGGCTCATCAGGAACTGATGGTTCATCTGGTACAAGCGGAAGTTCAGGTATAAATGGCTCTTCAGGTACATCTGGCTCATCAGGAATTGATGGTTCTTCTGGAACAAGTGGTAGTTCGGGTACATCCGGTTCATCAGGAACTGATGGTTCTTCGGGCACGAGTGGAAGTTCAGGAACATCTGGTTCATCAGGAACTGATGGTTCTTCTGGAACAAGTGGTTCCTCTGGTACAAGCGGAAGTTCTGGTACAAGTGGTTCATCAGGTACAGATGGTTCTTCTGGTACGAGTGGCTCATCAGGAACTGATGGTTCTTCAGG